CCCCCCCCCCCCCCCCCGCTGTTTAAATAGGTTAAAGGAGAAGTAAATGAATGACGTACTTGAATTTCAAGGTGAAAATCGTTGGCTAAGTAATTTCTGGCCGTGCCAAGTTATTTTTGAAGGAATAACATTTCCATCTGTTGAAAATGCTTATCAGGCGGCCAAAACAACATTGAAACACAGAGATCAATTTGTGTCATGTACTGCTGGACAGGCGAAACGTCTTGGAAGAATAGTAGACATTCGCCCAGAATGGCAATCTGTTAAGTTGGAGGTGATGAAAGGTCTGATTGAGCAGAAGTTTTCAAAAGGTTCGTCATTAGGTGTAAAGTTGCTATCAACAGGAACTTGTTTGATCGTAGAAGGTAATAACTGGAACGATAGATTTTGGGGTGTTTGTAAAGGAAAAGGTGAAAACAACCTTGGTAAATTAATAATGAATCAGAGATCTTTAATAGGTTAAAGGAGAAGTTATGGTTAAGGGATGGATTGCGTTAATAGCGATGTTTGTTACGTTTGGACTTGGTTACGCCGCAGGGCGTGATTCTGTTAAACAGATTGATAAAGTTTGTCCTTAGCAGAAGGCGAAGTTGATAACTTCAAGTCATTCAAACAATGAAACGATTTGCGTTTACCAAGAACCTTGGAGCGCAAAGGGAAGATTGAAAAGGATTGAATTATGAACGATCGTGAACTTCTTGAATTGGCTGCGAAAGCGGCAAGAATGAATGTTGAACTTGTGTCACAATATGGAGTGTCAGAATTATTTGATAACGATGAGCATCGGGAATGGAACCCGCTAACCAACGATGGTGACGCCATTCGTTTGGCCGTAAAACTAGGTATGAAGGATTGTTTTGGTCTTGTACCTCAAGACAATTGTGTCCAAACGTGCACGTTTTCACAATGGGAAACCATTGTGTATGAAGATTTTGAAAAACAAGATCCTCACGCAGAGACACGTCGTGCGATAGTTCGTGCAGCGGCAGAGTTTGGAGCAAAGTTATGACTTACGTTTATATAGACAACGGTACAACCTACGACGGACAGGGTGTCTACGGTGTTTTCAAACTAGACACACCTGCGTCACCTTACGAAAAAGACCATGATTATTTGTCTGTTAATATGGAAGATATGGTGGTTGGAAATGGACCGTGTTGTGATGACAACACGGTAACCGATACTGGATGGTTGAAGCGGGCTTGCGTATTAATCAACAGGTATGGTTTGGAGGATGAGTTATGATTTTCAAACGTAAACCTCGTGACTATCAGCTTGAAGATTTTGAACGGTCAAAAGACCTTATCAACTTCGCCTTTTTGTATGAGATGGGATTAGGGAAGTCAAAAGTAATCGATGACACTACCTTGCACTTATACAGTAAAGGTATGATCAATGCTGTTGGGATCATTGCCCCGAAAGGTATTCATGCAAAATGGGCCAAGGAAGACTTTCCTAACGACTTTCCTGATGATATTGACTACCGCGTAGGCGTCTGGCGCTCTGGCAATCAGAAGTCAATTGATGAATGCGAGAACTTGTTTGTTCCTGGAGAGCGACTTCGTGTTCTATGTATGAACATTGAGGCACTGAGTCAAGACAAAGGTCCTGCTGAGAAGTTCTTATTGCGCTTTCTACAAGCAACCGATTGTATGCTGGTCGTTGATGAGTCAGATACCATCAAGAATCCAGATGCCAAACGAACAAAGCGCCTTCTGAAGTTGGGTGACAAAGCCAGTTACAAGCGAATATTGACAGGTACACCGATCAACAACTCGGTGTTTGACCTGTATTCGCAAATGACCTTCCTTGATACTGACATCTTTGGGCAGTCGTTTACGAGCTTCAAGCACACTTACGCAGAGATTCTTCCTCCGACGCATCCTACTATGTTGGCAATCATGCGGAAAGGTGCGCGTTTTGCCCCGGTTTTGGTTGACAAAGATGCTGACGGTCGGCCGAAGTGGAAGAATCTTGATAAGTTGAAAGAAGTTATGAAGCCGTATGTCGCAATACGGCTCAAGAAAGACCATTCAGATCTACCTGACAAGGTTTATCAATCAATCTATTACGATCTTGAGAAGAAGCAGCGCAAGATTTATGATGAACTAAAGCTAAAAGCAAAGGTCGCACTTGAAGATGACACGGTGACTGTCCTGCATAAGATGACATTGATCATGCGTTTGCAGCAAGTTTTGTCTGGTTATCTTCCTGGAGACACAACCGAAGGATTGACCTATCTGTTCAAAGATCCAAAAGACAATCCGCGCATTGAAGCGTTGATGACGTTACTGGAAACGGTTAATGGTCAAGTCATCATTTGGTGCCGCTTTGTTGATGACATCAAGCAAATCGCCAGTGTGTTGGGTGAAGAATGTGTGACTTACTATGGTGAAACAAAGAACCGTGAAGAAAAGATTGAATTATTCAAAACAGGTAAAGTTCGATATCTTGTTGCGATGACTTCAGTTGGTGGTATCGGCCTTAATTTGACAAACAGTTCTACGGCGATTTACTATTCTAAGGACTTTAGCTACAGAACGCACGCACAGTCTGAAGATAGACAGCATCGTTTGGGTCAAACTGAAACAGTAACCTGTATTGATCTGATTGCCAACGACACAATCGATGAATATATCACAAAGATCCTACGTGACAAGAAGGATATCAGTCATGAAATGATGACGCTATAACGCCGCTTGCATTGACCTGCCATAAACGGTACACTTGCTGCACTTACTAAATTGCTATAGGTTATAAAGTGTCCAAAGTTTTCGTTGTAACTGAACCCATTACCTACAGAGACGGTAATCCGGTTCCGTTGTTTGATATCACGCCAGCGGCTGAATATGGCGAGATTGAAGTTTTGACTCGTCATAATCAGTCAATGATGTTCAGTGTTCCGATGATTAGAAGTTTGCGTGACAAGTTGAAGGATTTCAATGACAACGATTTCATTCTTCCTGTCGGTGACCCAATAACCATCGGCGCAGTCTGTGCGGTCGTTGCAGACATTAATGGTGGGTTTTATAAGGTGCTCAAGTGGGATAAGAGAACTCGGAAATATCTTCCCATTGAGATTCAAGTGTGGGGTAATCAACTTTCATAGGTGATATAATGAGTGAAGTTACGTTGAAAGATCTAATTGTATCTGCAAAGTATCAGCAGGAACTTGAGTTAGAGATTCTTGAAACTGAAGAAGAGCTTAAAAATCTTAAGCAACATTTTCGGATTCAGCAAACAGAAATTGTTCCTGGAATGATGCAAGAACTAGGTATCAACTCGTTTGAACTTGACAACGGTTACAAGGTCAGCATCAAGGATGAGTACTACGCCAAGATTTCTGACGCGTTTCAGTACGAATGTTTCGAGTGGTTACGCAAGAATGACCTTGATGGCATCATCAAGACTGCGGTGAGTCTTAGTTTCGGCAAGGGTGAAGATATACAGGCTCAAGAAGCGATTGATTGGATATGCGAACACGGTATGACTCCTAACATAAAGTCAACCGTTCATCCGCAGACTTTGAAGGCTTTCGTTAAAGAACGTATGTCAGCGGGATTAGAACTTCCTGTTGACTTTTTCGGAGCTTCTGTAGTTAAAACAACGGTGATTTCGAAATAAGAGTACTCCGGGTTTGGCCTTTACAGGTAGAAGTACCGACACTGACAAGGCTCGGATATACAGTGTCCCTAAGACGCCAAGGGTATAAGCGTGGCAGGCCGGAGAGACGGTCATTCTTCAAACTGTGGCAAGTTTGAAGTCTCTCCTAATTGCCAATCAAAAGGAGCCGATCATGGCGAAAACCGAAGTTGCTGTAAAATCTGCTGAAAACACCGCTGTTGCGATTGCTGATGATGTCTATTCGCAAGATGCTGGAAGTGGTTTTGAGGAAACGTCGCAAGAAAGTTATGCGATTCCGTTCCTGAGTATCCTTCAGTCCGGTAGCCCGCAAGTCAAGAAGTCTGATGGGGCGTATATCAAGGGTGCTGAAGAAGGTATGCTCTTTAACTCTGTCACCCAAGAATGTTATGGTGAAGAAGGCGTTGAAGTCATCCCCTGTCATTATACGCAACGCTTCATTGAATGGGGTACGCGTGAATCCGGTGGCGGTTTCTTTGGTGAGCACCTGCCGTCTGATCCGATTTGCAGCACCACGACTCGTGACGACAAAGGTCGCAACCTGTTGCCGAACGGTCATGCGCTCAATGACACGCGCAATCACTATGTCCTCATCCGCCGCAACGGACAACTTTCTCCGGCCATCATGAGCTTGAGTTCCACCCAGATCAAAGCGTCCAAACAGTGGATGTCAATGATGCAGGGTATCAAGCAAAAGAACCCTGCGAATGGTATGTTTGAGATCGCCCCGATGTTCAGCCATGCGTACAAGGTCAGCACCGTTGCACAGTCTAATGACAAGGGTTCTTGGTTCGGTTACAAGTTCACTATGGTCGGTAAGGTGACTGACACGGCGGAGTATGAGGAAGCCAAATCGTTCAATCATGTTGTCAAGTCTGGTCTGGCAAAGGTCGAACGCAAGATGGAAACTGAGGCTGCGAGTAACGAGAAGGAGAAATTTTGATCGTGTTTAAGGGTTAGAGGTTCACTAACCTCCGAATGGGTGCAAGGCCCGTACGATCAATGGAGAGTTTGACAGACTTAAATCAGGATAGTGACCAGAGGCGTTGCAAAGCCAAAGAGAGGGTACTGATTATAAAGGTGAAAATTCGGACGTCCTCTTTCTGTCATGAGCGATCTCTCCACCAACATCGGTCTGGGCTAATCAACTAGCATCAACACAGACGCCGCATAATCGTAAGCGGCACGAATTCTAAAGGAGAATACGATGATCAAAGGTGAATTTGATTTTGAAACGTGGTTTGACAATCTTGCAATGATGGTGTTGGATAAATCTGGAGTTGAATTCCGTGATGAAGAATCTGTGCGAGGTGATTACGAAGCTGGGAAGAACTGCGCCGATGTAGCTGATGAGATTGCTGCTGAATACGGCGAATAATCGTAACCTCACTAACCTTCGAGCGGGTGAGAAGCCCGTTTTCTTTGGTCTAATGAACTAAAGGTTTGTTTACAGAGGTAAAGTTGCGTTCACGGTAGGGCTGGCGTAGCATTAAAACCCGCCCGCACATAACAGGGTACATAGAATAAAAGGCACAGTATGAGTCTTGCAGAACGCTTCTTTTCATTGTATGGCGGTTTGGACAGAGCAAGAGGTAAGAATAAAACAACTGCAAAAGTTGGTAAGAATGGTAAACGTGATTCATCTAATCAGACCTTACGCGAACCTTATGACGTCAGGTGTTGGGATCGTCACCTTAATGGTGAAGAAGGTCTTGGTGTCATTCCAATTACAGATAATGCGACCTGTAATTGGGGCGCAATTGACGTTGACATTTACCCACTTGATCTGGTTGAACTTGAAGCCAAGGTCAATGGGCTTGAATTACCGTTCGTTGTGCTCCGTACCAAGTCAGGTGGAGCACATCTTACAGCATATTTCAAAGAGTTCCAATCGTGTGCTGAAGTACGGGCAAAGATGGCCGAGGCCAGTTTTGCTCTAGGACTTGGTGAACGTGAGTTTTATCCCAAGCAAGTCAAACTAGCCAACTCAAGCGACATTGGAAACTGGCTCAACATGCCATACTTTCAAGGTGCGTTGACAGAACGTTATGCAATCATTGACGGTAAACCTGCAACACTTGAACAGTTCCTTGACTACGCAGATTCTATTCGTTTAGATGCAGTAATTGATTTTGAAGTACCAGAAACAACTTCAGAGTTTTCAGACGGTCCACCTTGCTTGCAAGCGATTACAAGTTCCAAAGCAGGTGAAGGTGAGCGCAACACTGTTCTATTCAACATTGGCGTCTATTGCCGCGCCAAGTACGAATCAAGTTGGGAAGATAAACTCAGCGAGTTCAATCATCAATTCGTATCACCTCCGCTCAACCATCGTGAAGTTACAGCGATTGTAAAGTCACTTGAGAAAAAGAATTATGCGTACACTTGTAACAACGTTCCTTTATGCAATAACTGTAATCGAGAGACGTGTAAGGGTAGAGATTATGGAATTCATGCTTTTCAGCATATTGATGTTGGCATCGCACTAGACAGCATTACAAAGATGAACTCAGAGCCACCGATGTGGATTCTATCCATCGAAGGGGTGCGTACTGAAGTTGAAACAGAAGACATATTGTCGCAAGAACGTTTCAAGATCGTTTGCGTCAACACTATAAACAAGATCCCAGGAAAGATGAAGAATGAAGAATGGGACAAGTTTATGCGGAACAAGTTGTCAGCTATAGAGATTATAGAAGTGCCGCGAGAAACGCGCATGAATGATCGTATTACCGATCATTTGACACGTTACTTTGCAACGACTCCACCTGCAAGAGTTCCAACAGACATCAACATTGGTCGTTGGGTAGATGAACCAGACGGTTATTATACCCGAGGTTCTGACTTCATGGATTACCTGAAACGACAGAACATTGAATTTGACCCTCGTAAGGTCTGGGTGGTGATGATGGACTTAGGTGTTAAACCGATCTATTATAGGAAAAACGAATGTTGGATTGTACCAAAAGAAGTGTATGACCCGAGCGGCAAAGAGAAGAAGTTACCGTTACCTCCAAAGGATATAAAGCATGAGGATTTCTGATAATCAGTCGTTAATACTGGGTCCTCCAGGATGCGGCAAAACGACGAAGGTGTTAAGCGAGATTGACGCGTTATTGCAAGCGGGCGAATCACCTGACCGAATAGCGTTTGTCAGCTTTACAAAGAAGGCGATTGCAGAGGCAACGGGAAGAGCGGGTGAAAAGTTCAATCTCAAGCCGCGTCAGTTACCGATGTTCAAAACGGTTCATGCGATGTGTTTCGCTGGACTCGGTATAGGTAAGAGTGATGTTGTTGGTAAGGAACACTATAGGGAACTTGGAGAATGGTTGGGTTATCGGTTTGAAGGTACGTGGGATGAGTCTGAAGGTGTGCCTGTCGGTAGTGAAAAAGGCGACACTCTCCTGTTTCTTGACAACCTTGCTCGCGTGCAACAACGCCCACTAAAGGAAGTGTGGGAAGAGAATTATCACGAGTGTAAGTGGGAAGAACTAGAGCGCTTCCAAGAAGGTTATCAAGACTTCAAGTCCAGTAAGTACGTAATGGACTTCACTGACATGTTGTCGGCTTATATTGCCATGTGCGACCCTTCTCCGGCGCGGCAAGTAATTGTTGATGAAGCGCAGGATTTGTCGTCACTCCAGTGGTCTGTTTTGAAACATGCTTACGGCAATGTTCGGCAAACGATAATTGCAGGTGACGACGATCAGTGCCAACCTGCTGGAACAATGATAAACACGACAAAAGGGGTTAAGCCAATAGAACTCCTGGATCCTAGTTCTGACGAGTTACTGACTTATGCTCAATGTGATTCTATGGTGTACGGCCTTAGGAACGGAGGATACCTTTTTGAAAAATCTGTTAGAAACTACACTGGGAAACTAACAGTAGTTGAAGCAGGTGAATTGAAATCGAAATATACCGCGAACCACAAGTGTTTGATAAAGTGGAATACGGAACGTTCGGAAGAAAAGAAGCATGTTGTGTATCTTATGGGTAAAAATGACAACTATCGTATCGGAAGATGTGAACTCTGGCACGGTAACGGTCTCAAACTCAATATAAGAACCAACGTGGAACGCGCTCATTCCGCTTGGATACTTCGAGTATGTAATTCAGCTGATGAAGCTAGAATATATGAACAGGTTTATTCTGCAAAGTATGGTCTCCCACAGATTTGCTTTGAAGGAACATATTCAAAAGAAGTTTCTGATTCAGTATTCAATTTGATAGACACGAAAGCAAACGCACTGGCGTTGTTAAAAGACTTTGATCTAGACATACGTCACCCTTTGGTAGATAAACTTTACAACCCTTATTCAAAATCTGGTGCTCAGATAATGGAGATAAAGGCGTGTAATCTTATATCAGACATAATGTGTGTTCCTATCTATGAAAACAGTTCTAGAGTCAAAACATGGTTTCCGATAAAGGTTGTTAAAGAGTCGGTTGTGAATACTCCTGTCTATAGCCTTGATGTTGAAAAGTATCACACATATATTGCTGATGGGATCATAACTCATAATTCTATCTATAAATGGAGTGGGGCCGATGTCAACGCGTTTCTCGCACTAGAAGGTGATAAAACGGTTCTAAGTAAGTCGTACCGTTTACCGCGTTCTGTTCATGAGATTGCCAACGGAATTGTTCAGAAGATTGAGAACCGTTTTGATAAGCCGTTTGACCCGCGTGATTCAGATGGTGAGGTCAACTTCATGACTTCACTTGAAGATGTCGCTGTCGGTGAGGAAAGTACGTTGTTCCTTGTTCGCAACACTTACCTCGCAAGGAAGATACAAGACTACATGCACCGGATGGGAATTCCTTATACAAACAAATATGGATTCTCTTCAGTGCGTTCGGCACATATCAAAGCAATTGAAGGTGTTGAGAAGTTGCGTAAGGCTGAGCCGGCAACAGGTGCAGAAGTCAAGGCGATGTACGACAATATGCGAATTGGTGAATACCTAGCTCGTGGCTTTAAGGTCAAGGTTGCCAATCTAAAAGATACTGATCTATTTAGTTTTGCAGAATTGCGAAACAATTTTGGCCTATTGGACGTTGCGCCCTGGTACACTTTGCTTAACGGTATTGGGGACGACCTTATTACGTATTACCAGCGCCTCGGAGCAAACGGGTATGGCCTAACGGCCACGCCAAAATGCTCTATTAGCACGATACATGCGGCGAAAGGTGGTGAAGCAGACCATGTTGTCTTGTTAAGCGACATGGCTTATAGGTCTCATCAGGAGTATGTGAAGCAACCAGACAACGAACGTCGCGTTGCTTATGTTGGTGTCACAAGGGCAAAGGAAAAACTGACCATCGTTCTTCCTTCTTCAAAACTTTTCTACGACTACTATGGAGAGAGTCAATGAGAAAGCAGAAGATAAACTTTCCTTCAGTAAAAGAAATACCTAGAGAAATTGTAAAGATCGGAGAGCGTATAGTTAAAATTCCAGATGCTGAAAAGTACGTCAAAACGTTCGATATAATGAATTGTTTGAAACGTGGTGGAACTGTTATTAACGGAAAGAGGGTATAGAGATGAACAATATAATGCTTGACCTTGAAACGTTAGGTACTGGAAATAACGCTGTCATTATTTCAATCGGCGCGGTTTTGTTTGACAAAGATGGCATGTCAAATGAAACATTCTATAAACGTGTTGACCCGCAATCATGTGTTGATGTCGGTATGGAAATTTCAGTGTCGACTGTCATGTGGTGGATGAAGCAGAGCGACGCAGCGCGAGCGGAGTTCGACAAACCTGCTGTCTCTATTCAACAAGCAGTGTTATCATTCTCCCTTTGGCTTAGGGAACATTCGCCAAATTTTGAAGATCGTAAAGTCTGGGGTAACGGTGCGACGTTTGATAACGTGATACTTGACAACGCTTACAGATTGTGTAAACTTGAAAAACCTTGGCCTTATTGGGGAGACGCATGTTACCACACGTTGAAGAACCTGTTTCCTGAAGTAAAGATGGAACGTACCGGAACATTTCACAACGCCCTTGACGATGCACGTAGTCAAGCTCTTCATTGTATCCGCTTGCTTAAAGCGGCAGGAGTATGGAAATGAATTTTCTTCGGAAGTTGTTAGGAGGCAGACCGATGCGATTTTTTAAGTTTGAATTCACAGATATCTGTACAGGTAATAGGGTAAACAAATATGTAGATACCCTTGGTCGTTATTGGTTAGCTGAATCTAGATGGTCTTTATTTAGAGTAGAAACGAGGAAACATCATGACTGAAATGGAAGAACTCTTCGTTTACTGGGTAAAAGAACGTGAAGCAATCCGTGTCAAGAAAGAAGCAGGTGCGCCGAAACCTTGGACCGATGATCCTATTTTCCAGACTTACAAATTCACAAACGTAAGGCGTGAAGACGATACAGTCAGCAAATGGATCACTGAGAACTGGATTAAGCCAAACGACCCGCATCCGAATATGTGGTTTGTGATGATCGTTGCACGTTTGTTCAATTGGCCTCCGACACTTGAAGAGATTTGTTTCCCGCAAACAACCTTTCCTGAACTTAAAGAAAAGTGGCGGCGCAATCTCAAAGGTCTGCGTGATGATCAAGGTGCAAAAATATTCACCGGCGCTTACCTTGTTTCAACCAATGGCGTTAAGATGGACAAGATTGATTACATTCTTGACCGCGTATTGACACCGATCTGGGAACGTGGGCGTGCGCCGTTTGTAAGAGAAGGGATCATCGAACAAGAATCGCTCGAAAGTTACTGGAACAACCTACGCCAATTCGACGGCCTCGGTAGTTTTATGGCAGGACAAGTGATTGCAGACTTGAAGTTCACTTCTGATCTCAAAGACGCCACCGACTGGTGGACCTGGGCACCATTAGGACCAGGAAGTATTCGTGGGTTGAATCGTATCCATGGTCGGCCCCTTGATAAAGGTTTACGCCAAGATCAAGGATTAAAGGAAATGTTGGTGTTGCAAGAACTGTTGATTGAACAACTCGATTGGAAACTCCCTGTACACAATGTCCAAAATTCATGCTGCGAGTTCGACAAGATGATACGTGTTAAGAATGGTGAAGGTCGTCCTCGTTCACTTTACCCAGGAGTCAAATAATGACAATGAAGATCAAAGTTTGCGGCCTGCCGTTTGATGTTTCATTTGCCAACGGCGGACATGCTGTCAGTCATACCAACGAACGCGGACATCTTTATGGTGAAGTATCTTACGACAAAGAATCAATTCGTATTGACAACACCAAGTCGTTAGAGATGATGAACCGGACGTTTTGGCACGAAGTCATGCACGTGATTGTCGAACGCTTGCAAGTGCGTGAGTTGATGGATGAAGATAACAATCATCTTGAGAAACCGATTGATCAGATCGCCCTCGGTATTTTCAGTGTTTTGAACAGCATCGAGAAAGATGTATTTGTCTACAGGGATGAAGCATAGATGACTGAACTCAAACCTTGTCCTTTCTGCGGCGGAGAAGCTGAAATTGACGGTTATGTTAACGCAGGGACATATTTTGTCCAGTGTGTTGATCAATATTTAACCTGTTTTCAACCAATAACTAATGCGTGTGTTGATGAAAAGTCAGCGATTGAAATGTGGAATAAAAGGAGTTACGAATGCTAGTTATCCGCGGTAACAACGTAAATGACATCCTACCCATCGGCATCATGCACTTGAAAAATGGAGAAAAACGTGACTCAAGAAACGGACCCGTCCTTGAAATTCCAACAACCGTCTGTGTCCATTACAATTACCCCGACGAACGAGTCCTTTTCGAACCTCTACGAGACTCTAACCCATTCTTTTCTCTCTTCGAGTCTTTATGGATGCTCGCCGGACGCAATGACGTTGCCTTCCTTAACGAGTACAACTCCAGAATGGCGCAGTATTCCGATGACGGAAATGGTTTCAACGCAGCCTATGGGCAACGTTTACGCTCAGCTTTCGGAATGGATCAAATTGAGGAAACAATCAAGCGACTAAGGAAAAATCCAGATGATAGACGCGTTGTCATGCAAATTTGGGATCCGGCAGACCTTAATAAAGAGTCAAAAGATTACGCTTGCAATCTTGTGATTACTCCGCGCATCCGCAAAGGTAAACTCGACTGGACGGTGTTCAATCGTAGTAATGATTATCTGCTAGGTATGACCGGGGCCAACGTCGTCCACATGTCTATCATTCAAGAATATGTTGCCCGCATGGTCGGCGTACCGATGGGCAGTTACGAGCAGATCACAAACTGCTTGCACGTTTATACAGAACTTACGCCACATTGGGAGAAACTGAAAGATCTTCCGCTTCCGGTTGATTGCCCGTACAAAGATGCTCGCGTGTCGTCATTTCCATTGATTACCAACAAAGAAAGTTGGATGTCAGACTTGTATACGTGGATGGACAAACCTTGGGGTGGGCAGACTTACGTCGATCCGTTTTTCAACTACGTCGCAAAGCCGATGGCTATCGCTCATCGAGCGCATAAGGAAGGTAAAAATGGGTTAAACTACGTAGGTGCTATACAGGCAACCGATTGGAGATTGGCTTGTGAACAATGGCTTGCTCGCCGTGAAGGATGATGCCTACTGCGAGACGTTGAGTAAAATACGTCTCGCAGCTTTAAATCATTCATACGAAGTTACGATTAACGAAGCTCTTAAGAAAGGTGTGGAGAATTTTATGTCAGCAAATGATTTACAAATCGGTGGGAAACATTATCAGTCTAGTATCCAGCATTGGGACTACGTTGTTGCCAATGATCTTGATTATTTCCAGGCGCAAATTACAAAGTACGTCACCCGTTGGAAGAAAAAGAACGGTATTCAAGATCTTGAAAAAGCGTTACATTTTCTTGAGAAATATCTTGAACTGAATTTTCCAAACCGTCAACTCAGAATTGACAAGGAGTTAGCTGAAAAACAAACTGAAACCTTTCAAGAGTTGAACGAAATGGCGAGGGGCACAGGTGTACCCGACCATCTCAAAGAGTTTGTTCCTACTGAGCGGCAGAAGGAAGTCGCTGCAAAGTTTGAAGACCTTCGTTTGAAGCAGGAAGAGGCACTCAGTCCGATGTTGCATAAGTTTTTGAAAGACAGCGGTGAACCTTTACCGCAAGGTTATGTTAACCAAGATTTACCTTACACGTCTGGCCCACATACAACAGACCGTAATTAGGTGTAACATGTAGTTGTGCCGGTAACTTAGCGGTCTAAAGTTACGCCCTCATAAGGCGCAAATCGTGGGTTCGAATCCCACCCGGCACAACTACCAACTCTATAGGTGATATATGACCAAAACTGAACAGTTGTTTACCGACCTCGTAATGCTTGATGATTTCTTTTGCTTGCTTGAGAACCTTGAGCATGAACTGAAGGCTGACGAAATTGATGCACGCAGCCAGAAAGTTCTTGATGCGCTGCGCGAATTCCACACCAACTGGTTAAAGGATGAATGATCATGATCTGTCCACACTGCCACAAAGATGTCGAAGGTAAATGGGTTGACGAAGGTATCGGAGCATACGAATACTGGGGAGCGAAGGGTGTTCATACGCAGATGGACTTTGTCTGTGAAGAATGCGACGGCCCGCTGGAATCTGAGCAATCATACAGCGATTACGTTGCTGACATGAAGGAAGATTTCATGGCTGATCGCTACTTCGACAAGGACTACGACTGATGCAAACCTTCCTCCCTTATCCTGACTTTGAAATGTCGGCTCAGGTTCTTGACTACCGCCGCCTCGGCAAGCAACGTGTTGAAGTGCTTCAGTTGTTGACCGCTCTTCGCACCGGACCTGAACAATGGGTTGCGATAAAAGGTGAGTACGATGAAACTGAAGGTAAGTATGAAGAAGCTAAGATCAAACGCGTCACACCTTGGTTCAATCATCCTGCTGCGAAAATGTGGCGCGGTTACGAACATGCGCTTTGTGAATACGGGTTGTCCATCGTTCAAGAATGGATAGAACGTGGTTATAAAGACACTTGTTACGATAAGATCATGAACGTTTTGTTGGAGTTACCGTACAGCGGACTTCCACCTTGGCTCGGCAACGAAGACTTCCACGCCGCGCACCGTTCCAACCTACTTCGCAAAGACCCTGTTCATTACGGCCAATTCGGCTGGACTGAATCTAACGATTTACCTTACATCTGGCCTGTTTAAAGAGAATAGATAATGAATGTTATTAAAATACCGACTGGATTCTTGTTTTGCACTGATGGAAGTCGCGGCCAACTTGAAACGCTCTCAATTGGCGACTATGGGAAGCGGCACAACATCAAGGCCGACTTTCTAGGTTTCACTAAAGAGATAAACGGCGTTCCTAATATGCCGACGATGCCACTTTCAGAGAAATGGGTTATTACTTTGAGTACTCAGTACGGTTGTCCTCAAAAGTGTACATTCTGCGACGTTCCCAACATCCCATTCAAAGGGAATGCATCGTTTGATGATCTCAAGAAACAGCTTTACGAGGCGCGTGCGCTTTTTCCGGAAGTAGGTTATACAGATAGACTTAACCTTCATTTTGCCAGGATGGGAGAGCCGATATTGAACCCTGCGGTGTTTGAGTTTTCTCGCTGGTTAGTTAACGAGAAAGCTACGTTTCAGCGCGAAACAGGTTTGCGAGTTGAAGTTCTTCACCCTGTTCTTACAACCTCCCTTCCTCGCCGATTTAAGCAATTAGGGGCGCGAATCATGGAGTGGTGCGACATCAAGAACGAAATGATGCGAGGGCAGGCCGGATTACAGTTCAGCATCAATTCCACCGATGAGAGTCAGCGAGAAACTATGTTCGCGGGTGAGTCGATTGCGCTTGAAGAACTTGCGGATATTGGGGCAGATATGCCAGAACCGTTGAGCCGGAAATACTGCCTGAACTTTGCTTACAGCACAGACTTTGAAATCGACGCCGATAAATTGCGCCGGTTATTTGACCCGCAGAAGTTCATGGTGAAGATCACCCCGATCCACAACAACCAATCGTGTCGCACAAACGGAATATCTACAGTTGGCGGATATGAGACCTATACACCCTACGCGACCGCAGAACGTCGCCTTAAAGCAGTAGGGTTCGATGTTCTGGTATTTGTTCCGTCAATGGACGAGGAAGACGGGTTAGTGACGTGTGGAAATCTTGTTCTTGGTGGCGGAAAGGTGTTGGTATGACTGATAAACTTTTCCTCGACATTGAATGTTATCCAAACTACTTTCTTGCCAAACTCATGAACGACGAAGGTCGTTTTCGTGAGTTTGAAATGTACGAAGGGCAAGGATTGGATGTTGTCAAACTTCGCGCATTGCTCAATTCATACACCGTTGTCACGTTCAATGGTGTGAACTACGATTGGCCTATTCTGTCGCTTGCTTTGAATGGCGCGGATAATGAAGCATTGAAAGAAGCTTCCGATGCGATCATTGTTAATGACATGAAACCTTGGAACTTCTACAAGCATTTCCGTTGCCAAGCGTTGAGTTATGACCACATTGACATCAAGGAAGTTGCACCGGGCGTCATGGTCAGTTTGAAGTTGTATGCTGGGCGGCTCCATGCACCAAAGATGCAAGACTTACCTTATGACCCTGATGCATTGCTGACACGTGAACAGATGCAAGCGGTCAACCTGTATTGCGGTAACGACTTGCATGTGACTAAACAACTGTACGACGCAATCAAGGGACGCGTGACGTTGCGGGAAACCATGTCGGCAGAATACCGTACTGACCTCCGCAGTAAGTCTGACGCCCAAGTGGCCGAGGCAGTGATCAAGACTGAGTTGTTCCGGTTGACCAATAAGAAACTTGCCAAACCTTCGGTGAAAGAAAAGGAATTCTTTTACAAGGTTCCTGAGTACATGAAGTTCGAATCTGACCAATTGAACAACGTGTTTGAAATGGTCAAGCGCAGCCCGTTCACTGCCAAGACCAATGGTCAAATTGAAATGACTGAGGAGTTGGCAAAGACACTCATCCACATCAACGGAAGTGTTTACAAATTAGGGATCGGAGGTTTACATTCCCAAGAAAGTGAAGTTACACACTTGGCTGACGATGGGTACATGATCGTTGACCGTGACGTTACTTCGTACTATCCTAGCATCATCTTGAACCAAGGTCTGTATCCTGAAACCCTCGGCCCACACCTGTTGGAAGTATTCAAGGTTCTAGTTGACCGGCGCGTATCTGCCAAACGCAAGAACCGTGAACTTAAGAAATTAGGGGTGAAAGGTGTTCAGCATCGATTGAATTCAACTGACGATTACCGGCAAAAGATTGACGAATCGCAAGACATCGAATTTGACCGTTCCGTAACTGTCATGGATTCGTTGCGAATCACCATTAACGGGGCATTCGGTAAACTGGGTTCGGTTTACTCCGCTTTGTACGCACCCGACTTGATGATTCAAGTCACCGTTACCGGGCAGTTGACTTTGTTGATGTTGATTGAGCGGTTTGAAATGGCAGGCATCAAGGTGATCAGTGCCAATACTGATGGTATTGTGACCCGTTACCCGCGTTCGCGGCATGAGGAAGTTGCAGCAATCGTTAAGCAGTTTGAACAAGAGACGCAGTTTGAATTTGAAGACACGCACTATTCAGGACTGTATTCGCGAGATGTGAACAACTATATCGCAATTAAGCCAGATGGTGAGGTTAAGACCAAAGGTACGTTCAAAGCAGGTGACTTGCAGAAGAATCCTCAGAACGATATCTGCAACGAAGCATTGATTGCTTACCTGAAAGACGGTACACCGATTGAAGAAACTATCCGCGCTTGCAAGGACATACGAAAGTTTGTCACGGTGCGAACTGTGAAGGGTGGTGGTGTCTACGCAGGTCAATATCTCGGCAAAGTTGTCCGCTGGTTCTACGGCACAGATTCACTCGGTACAATCAACTACGTCAAGTCTGGTAACAAAGTACCGCGAACCGACGGATGTGTGCCTTTAATGGACTTACCTATTGATTTCCCTAACAATGTAAACTATAATTTTTACATCAACGAGGTCAACGATTTGTTGATGGATATCGGTTTAGTCGCCCGCCCACCTGTAGTTAAGAAAACTCGTGCAAAAGCTGTGCCAAAACCGACCAAAGAAGATATCGCACACTTCAAAGAGATGGACAAGATTATTGATGCAGCCTTTGCTGAGGAGAAATGAAATGTTAACAGTTTATATCCCCACCCTCGGTAGGACGACACGGCAGGAGACCGCTAAGGCGCTCGCCGCTGCTGGCGTACCCTACCGCCTTGTATGTAGGCCCGAGGAGGCTGCAAAGCTCTCAGAGAGGCACCCTGTAATGGTTGAACTAGCCAATTTACCCAAGGGCATTGGCTACAGCCGCCAATTTATTATGGACAACGCTGAAGGCGATAAAGTGCTCATGATGGACGATGATCTCGCTTTTGCAAGGCGCGGCAAGCGTACAGACAATCTGCTTTATTTGACCCCTTGTACGAATGAAGATATTCGCTCAATGGTGAACTTGGTTGAAGATCATCTTGGTGACTATGCAATGGTCGGTATCTCTTCACGTGAAGGTAACAATCGTAAGGAAGGTGAATGGAGTGAGAACACTCGGATCATGCGCGTGTTCGGGCTTTATAAACCTTCCTTTATTGCAGCAGGTTGCGACTTCACTTCCTTGAAGGTAATGGAAGACTTTGATGTCACACTGACTCTGTTGACCAACGGTTACAAGAACATTGAGATCAACACGTTCACAAACAATCAACCCGGTAGCAACCTTGACGGCGGTTGCAAGGAGTATCGGACAATTGAAACGCAGGGCGAAGCAGCTCATGCTCTGGTTGCCAAATACCCCGGTCTAGTCGTCCCTGTTGAAAAGGAAACCAAGACATCATGGGGTGGCGGTACAAGAACTGACGTTCGTATCTACTGGAAAAAAGCCTTTGCGAAAGGTGTTGCAAAGAAATAAACCTGCTGCAAACTGTATTTACCAACCACAAAGGAGTAGCATGAAAACGCGTGAAGGAACATACGACGATTATATCGTAAAAGAAATTGCCCGCACTTACGGCTGGATGGATGTCAAAGACAAAGTTGTAATGGACATCGGCGCTTGCTTTGGCGCTGCGGCGGTTTTCTTTGCTGACAAAGGTGCAAGGTGTGTTGTAGCTTACGAACCTGAACCTGACAATTACCGATTGCTTTGTGAAAATGCTCTCGGTCACATGATAGATTCTGAAAATTTGGCGGTGTCAGATGTTGCAGGTGAGATCTCATTCTATGTCAATGAGAACGGTATCAACAAAGGTTCGCATACGACCCGTCCGACGCGTGGTCGTAAAGAGATCAAAGTATCGACTGTTTCATTCGATAAAGAACTTGCGCGTATCAAACCTGAAGTTCTTAAGATCGACTGCGAGGGTGCAGAATATACGCTCCTTACCAAACCTCTTCCAGACTTCGTTAAACAGGTAACTATTGAAATTCACCGCACGAACAAAGAATATATCGCGGCAGCGTACGAACTTGTGAAACTCTTTGCCGATTGGGAATGTGTGCGCCAGCCGAAACTCGACGGCGGCCATTGGCAAACCATTGGATGTTGGAGACGGAAATGAAAGGTAACAACGAATTGATTCTTAATGAAGCGACTATGATTGAAATCGTTCAAGCGTGGTTGAATGCGAATATGTTGGGAGATGTCCCTTTGGTAAGTGCCGTGGTCGCTTCCAATGACGTTAAAAACTTATTCAAAATAAAATTGGAAAATGAATAATGAACCTTGTTCCGCATTATACATGGAGCTTTAGTAGTTTAGGACTCTTCGAATGTCCGCGCAAGTACGAGTTGCTTCGCGCCAAACGACTTATCGAAAGCCAGAAGTCTGAAGCAGGTAACGAAGGTGCGAGGTTGCACGAACTGATTGAAACATATATCAAAGGTGGTGAACTTGACCCTGATATCGCCCGGTGGAAACGCATCCTTGATGTCTACAAAGCAAAGGACGGAAAGTGCGAAGAGGAATATGCGTTTAAGTGGGTTCCTTGTATCTCTTTGAATGAAGACGCTGTTGAAAAACTCGAACCTGTTTACGAACGTAAACTCGTCCGCTGTAAGGGTGATGACCCTGATCGCTGGTACTTAGGTTTCGTCGATTGGATGAAGATTGACGGCAACAAGTGTGAAATTGCCGACTGGAAGACTGGCAAGGTCAAGGTGACCAAACAACTCCAACTTTACGCATGGGTGGTTATGCTCGCGCACCCTGAAGTTGACACCGTCAAAGTCACATTCCACTTCTTGAACTACAATGACCAAGTGAGTGATTGGTTCTACCGCAAAGACATGGACAAGATGTTTCAATACTTCAAAGATATTCTTGAAGAGATTGACAACTGTTACCGCACTGACGTTTGGTTTGAAGTTCCTGGAGATATTGTCAAAAAGACTGGACGTGGTGTTCATTGCACCTACTGTCCGGCAACTTTGCAACACTGTTCACACGGGAAGGAGGAATTTTGATGTTCTGTTTTTTATATCGCATACAAGACTGCAAAAGGTTATTCGTGGCGCATCGTTAATACTAAACTCGACCTTGACAATGCGCAAGATCTTATAACTTGGATTTCTGGAGAAGAGAAATCCAGAGATACCGAGATCGTCCCTATATTTTGGAAAAGGATGAACAATGAAGCAGACGAATCTTGCAAATGAAAGAAGTTTTCAACGCGCTCAAAAGAAGCGAATTGAACTTCTCGCATTACTGCCTGATCAATTCACACCGACTCAGGCTTCTGAAGCATGGGACATGACAATCCTCAATGTCAACGCAATGACTCAGAAGATGCGGCGGTACAAATTGATCACACCGAACGAAGGTAACGTAGGTCGTATTTTCACTAAAGTAAAGGAAGCGTGATGGAAGTTAAGTTTTTAGATAAACGGTTGACTGAGTTCAAACCTTCAACCAAGTTGGCGGCAGGTTACGATCTTCGTGCTTGCATTGAACAGGCGATTTGGATTACTCCGGGCGGGCAGGAAAAGATTCGGACAGGTATCGCTATTGACCAATCTGCGTTGATAACGAATGAGAACTGGCAAAGTCATGGTTTCGATCTACTACCTTGTGCCATCATCATGCCGCGTTCTGGCCTCGGTTGCAAAGGTGTGAAGCCGCGCAATACACCTGGATTGATTGATGCTGACTACCAAGGTGAGATCATTGTCTGCTTATACAATGAAGGAAACGAGTCAGTTCATATTCAACCGATGGACCGCGTTGCACAACTGGTCTTCACCCTTGCAATCCACCCTGTGATGTCTGTCGTTGAAGAATTCAGCAATGTGACTGAACGGGGTGCGAACGGCTTTGGTTCAACGGGGAAACAATGATGTTCGATGTTGGTCAGGTCATCTCCGAAGTTCCCAAAGATGTTGTTCCAGCAGGTTGTAAGGAACTCGTTGTGTACGACTTCGGAGACGACGGTAGAATGGTTGAAGTTAAAGGATTCTATGACTATTCGACAGGAGTGTTGACGATTCAAGAAATAAACACGGTTGCGGCAGACGGCTAACGTGTAGCACAATACACCTGCCGCACTTTTACGGCCTACCATATAGGTTAAATATCATGACACGTAATGAATTGAATGCTGGCTCATTGACAAGCTTGAAAGTCAAATTCAGAAAGCAAAACTGGCAATGGAAAAGGTTATTTCTTACCTCAATTCGCACGATTGGAAAGGTGCAAGCGAAGCGCACCGCGAGATTGATTACTGGTTGTCGCGTTGCAAAACACAACGCTTGATTGACGAACTGGAGACTGAAGATGTCTAAATATCTAACAGATGCTTGCGAAGAAATTGATGCGGCTGTCTTTTCAGGTGACGTTTTGTACCATGAAGGTGCTAAAAACTGAACTTAAAGAGTATATTGAACGTTGGTTACGAGCTATTGCTGAGCACGAGAAATTGGAGAATGAACAATGAAACAATTCCGCCCTATGCTCGCCAGTCCTGCTGACATGATCAAGTTACGCTTCCCGCTTTGGCTTAGTCCGAAGTTGGATGGTATTCGCGCTCTGGTCATTAATGGGATTGTCGTGAGCCGTAGTCTAAAGCCGATACCGAATCAACACGTTCAAGAACTGTTTGGTCATCTTGAAGGGTACGATGGTGAGTTGATCGTCGGCTCACCAACTGACAAGGATTGCTTCCGCAATACAACATCGGGTGTGATGTCTCGCGATGGTAAACCTAATGTTCGCTATTGTGTGTTCGATCGACATGACGTAGTTCTTCCTTGGGAAGATAGGTTCGATTCGTTGAACGAAGGGTTCGATGTTGAAAAGGTGGAACACATTTTTATCTATTCGCACGAAGAAATGGAAGCGTTAGAAACCATATATCTTGAACAAGGTTACGAAGGTGTCATGCTTCGTGATCCTAATGGCCCGTATAAGTATGGTCGGTCTACTGCGAAGGAAGGTTGGCTGTTGAAAGTCAAACGATTTGAGGACAGCGAGGCCATTGTTCTCGGCATGGAAGAGAAGCTTCACAACGGGAACGAGGCAACGGTTGGAGAACTTGGGCAGACCAAACGGACGTCGCATCAGGAAAACCTTGTACCATTGGACACAATGGGCGCATTGATTGTGAGTGACTTGAAAACCGGGGTTGAATTCAACATCGGAACAGGGTTCACTGATGAAGAACGTGATTGGTGGTGGAATAGATTAAATTGTTTAGATCATAAAGTTTCATTACAGAACGACGGTGGCAGGTTGATCAGGTCTTCCATACCTCACTTAATTGTGAAGTACAAATACTTTGATAAGGGTTCTAAAACGAAGCCGAGGTTCCCCGCTTATCTCGGCATACGCCACAAGGAGGATATGTGATTGCTATCGTCAATGTTTCAAAGAAACCGACTCCTACGGGGCCGAATGATTACGAACTTCGAATAAATCAGAATGTCGTTTGTACGTTCACTCATAAACGCGAAGAGCCTCTGTCAAGGTGTTTGCGCCGTGCTGCTGACGCTTATGAACTTTATCTGTACGAAATGTTTGAGGTGATCAACCATGATGAATCAATTCGTTAGAGTCTATTGGCCCGGTGGAATATCGTTAAGTTATTCACGTTGGGTATTGATTGAGAATCATCGGAATGGTTGGCAACAGATTCATAAGACGTTAGAGGTTGTCAAATAATGCGCCCGAGTAAAGATCAGATATGGTTGAATATCTGCAAAGAGCTGGCGAAACAAACTACCTGTGTCCGTAAAGGAGTTGGGTGCGTTTTACTTGACGCCAACGGACACGTTTTGTCAACCGGATACAACGGTGTGGCGTCGGGATTGCCGCATTGTAATGAAGAGCGAAAAGACGGGGTTTGGTACGGCATCGAGTCTCCTGAAAAATTGAAATCGAAACTTCATTGTGAATATCCTCACGCCTGCGAAGGTGCGAAGTACGACAGTGGTGAAGGTCTGGGTAAATGTCAAGCGATCCATGCTGAGCAGAATGCCTTGCTTCAGTGCCCTGACATCATGAAGATTCACACCTGTTATACAACGTCAAGCCCTTGCAATGAACAGTGTATCAAGCTCTTGTTGAATACCTCCTGCCAACGGATCGTATTCCTTGAAGAGTACTCCAAGTCCGGAAAAGAGGCATGGCTTGCTGCTGGTAGGGAATGGGTGTATCATAGGTAAACAAGCGTTGTTAACGAACATGGTGTGCGGTATAGTTTGCTTGCCATAATTAACAAGGGTAGACAAATGAAAATTGAACCAGACGTTGAAGACCCTCAATACAAAATGCCGCGAGAAAACGGTGCGCCGATTTTATCGGAAGATGATGTGCGCCGAATCATGAGAGAAATGCTGAAAGACTACGCTACGAAGAACTTCGTTAACGAAAGTTTTCGGTCTTACGATAGAAGTTGGGACTGAAAATGAACTTCGTAGTGTCGTTACTTCTTTCGCTTTGCTTTATTTCACCAAGTAAATCAAGTGCTCCGCAAGGGTTACTTGATTGTAATTTCGATCAACGAAACGTGTATCATTGCAAATGACCTGGAAACTACGTCACTTCGAACCTGAAACCCGTTGGTGTTCTTCTTGCAGGAACTCTAAGTTCATAAAAGGTGGTGAGTTTATCACCTACAACAACGGATTGAATCGTAAATGGGTATGCTCTGATTGTCTAAGGAGTCGTGATGTCTGATCTTAAACGGTTTATAAAGCGCGCAGATAAACTTGTCGCTGAGGTTTACGACAAAGGGTGGGAAGATTGTCGTGATTATTACGCAAGTCTTCCGATCAACCCTGCGAAGACTGAAATGCTTGAGAAGGAGAATCTTATACAGAAGCGAAGGTTGGCTCTTGCCGTCAGATTGCTACGACTGGCACAAACAAGTGAATGTGGTAAGCTTGGACAATACGATAGGTTCTTTGAAGAAGGTTACGAAGAAGGGTTTGAAGATTATGTCTGAAAGAGAAGAAGTCATTCGTGAGTGTATTGAGTATCTCAAAGGTCGCCCTGGAAGAAACGCAATCAGCTCATTGAAAGCATTGCTAAATAGTGAACTTGAGAAACAAATTCAAAGCAAACCTGCCGAGGATCACCCTTGGCGGCAAACATCAACGGGTCGCCTCAACTTAACCTAAAGGAGAACGTTGATGCAGGGATGCTCGGCGACCCATCCCTAAAGTAATTACTTATTGCAGGCGACAATTAATGCTGTAAAATTGTAATTGTGCTGCAAGGTTACCGAGCAGCTTAACCCAAGGTCGGCACAATAGAGCAGACCGAACATAGGAGCTTCGATCATGAAGCTTGTCAAAGTTCTCTCAGAGCAATGGTTCAAAAACGCGCCGTTCCATGAAGTAAAGATGGTCGGTATCAAACATCTCGGTATCCCTGCTGAGAAGTTTGAGAACAAGCAGCCTGAAGGATTCAAACGGGCGCTTGTGCGGCAGACATTCAATGCAAGTCATGAATACGGTGAAGAGTTCGAAATCATCGAACCTCCGAATCCTTTTGGAACCCCCGGTAAGCGCAAGTCCCCTGGAACAAGTGCGAACTACGACTATTCGTTTGTCAAGAATGGTCTTCGCGCCCCTGACGGTGACATCCGCCACGAGATGATGGAAGTCATTGCTCGCAATACCTCAGTCAAAGCAGCGATTGCCGACTGGGAAACCGATCACACTCCGGGTGAGAAGTACACAAAAGAGGGTAAAGGGGTCTTCACCTTTGCAGAACAAATCGCGTGGTCATTGACTCGCGGCTGGATCATCAAGACAGGAGAATAAAATGGGACGAGAAGTAAGGATGGTTCCTGCAGACTGGCAACACCCAAAATCTGAAAACGGTGAGTTTATCCCATTGTTTCCAGGAGACCGTTATCAATCGCGAGTCGACAATTGGGACAAAGAAAAGGAAGAATGGGAACGAGGTGAGTTTCCTGATTATGTCAGTGATGAAAATAAGAAGTTGACATTCGAAGAATGGGTAGGCGCTCGTCCGAATGTTGAAGATTACATGTCGAATTGGCCTGCTGAACAACGCACTCACTTCATGATGTACGAAGACACAACCAAAGGTACGCCGATCAGCCCTGCTTTCGAGACTTCTGAAGAGTTGGCCCAATGGTTGGTGGACAATAACGCCAGTGCGTTCGGAAGTCAAACAGGGTCGTATGAAGGTTGGTTGCGTATCGCCCGAGGCGGATGGGCACCTTCGCTGATGATTGCTGACGGAATTATGGTCAGTGGCGTTGATTTTAAAACAGGAGAATGATAATGCTGTATCACGTTTACAAACAAAATATCCCTTCAGTTGTCGCCAAGGGTAAAAGTAATTATTTGAAGATGTATGATGCCGATCTTCAACTGGTCAATACGATCTTTGTTGAGTCAGGTTGCCCGATTGAAGCTGCGAAGGAGAAAGGATACGAATTCCCGATCGTTGAGTGCGTAAACGGATACGATCCTGAAACTGGGAAACCGAGAAAATGATTAACAATATCATGTTCATCATAGGTTGTTCGATGATGGGGTATCTTATTCCTGAAGCGATCACCGCATTTACGAAAGTTCATTTCTACACTGCGACCAATGTGGTCAATGATTGCAGTCGGTCTAATTGCTGCGTCTTTTACGTTGTAAATGATTTAAACCTTGGTTAATATTTACCTGCCGCTATGTAACGCGGTAACTTTATAGGGGTACTGAAATGAACGATCGATACAAACGTCGTAAACCAACGTGGTCAGAATACTCGCAACGGCAATTGAATGCGTTGGCTCAGATGAAGGGGTTGGAAAAGGTTTTGCACAGACACAAACGTTCGGCCGGGAAGTAACGCGGTAACTTTATAGGGGTACTGAAAATGAAATTCGCAATACGTATCGGTTACAGTCAATGCTTGGTAATGGATCAAGTTACTTTCAACAAACTCACTGAAGTGCTGAGCAAATCCGAGGTACGTTACATTAACGGATACGGTGCTGATGCACTTTACACGCCGGACAAAATGGAAGTGATCATTATGACGATAAAGGATGATCAGTTGGTTGACGCTCTTCCTTCTGTTGAACCTACTGAATAACCGATTAAACCGGAGGCGTGACAACCTCCGGTAAAAGGAGAATGAAATGGTTGCTAGATTCAAAATCACAAGAGACGCAAGTGGAACTTGGTATCGTCTCTATGAACGACACCTTTTGTTCTTTTACAACTATGTCGATTGTTTCAAAACCTACGACGACTGTGTTGAAGCTATTGAAAATCTGAAATATATTCGTTATTTGAGGAGTTGAACATGGTACATGAATTAGACTTTTCAACCGGCGAAGCTGCGATGGCATATGTCGGTAATACCCCTTGGCACGGTTTGGGATTTAACCTTGAAAAAGGTGCATCCATTGAGGAATGGGCGAAAGCTGCACGAATGGAGTGGGAGATCTTCCGTGCTCCTGTGAAGTTTGATGTTGTTCGTGATCAACTTTTGGAAGTTGATGGTAAAGTATACACTTCTGAAGTGCAGAAACAGATGCAGGAAGACTTCGGGGTATCTGCGCTCACACAGACAATCATCTACCCTGACAAACATGTTCTGTACCGTAGCGATACGAACAGCCCGCTGTCGGTGGTCAGTCCTTCTTACAACATCGTGCAGCCCCAGGAAGTGCTTGAGTTCTACCGTGACCTCGTTGGTACAGCAGACATGCAGCTTGAGACTGCGGGTGTTCTGTTTGGCGGGCGACGTTTCTGGGCGCTTGCCGACACAGGAAGGATGGCTGAACTGGCGGGCACGAAGGTCGACGGAAAGATGATACCTGACACAGTCAAAGGTTATCTTCTTTTGACCACGTCGTGTGATGGTACGTTGGCAACGACGGCGCAGTTTACGTCTGTAAGAGTTGTCTGTAACAATACTTTGTCCATTGCAACAAAGGATAACAACACGCGCATTCGTGTCCCTCATAATCGCGTATGGAAACCTTCGGAAGTCAAGGAGCAACTCGGATTCATTGATGAAGGTTGGAATAAGTTCTCGCAACAGTTGAAAACCTTGGCAGGTAAAACTGCGCCACGTTACAAAGCTGTTGAATACTTGGTGACGCTCTTCGGTGATCTTGATGTTGTCGAGCGGCCGGTTCCCACAGGTGCAAGGCATGAGGAAACTGAAGCGTTTTTGAAAGCCCGAGCCGATTGGTGGGAAGAAACCATTGCTTCGCAATCTCCTGCGGTGACACAGAAGTGCGCCAACGTCTGGTCATTGTTCGCAGGCGAAGGGATGGGTAGCGATTATACGAGCAGTAATGGAACTTGGTTCGGTTTGGTCAACGCGATAACAGAAACAATGGACTACCACACCTCGCACCGCACTACAGACAGTCGCTTGAATAATTCCTGGTATGGTGCTGGAAACACACTGAAGACCAAGGCATTTGAACTGGCACTTGATTACGTCGCAACAACTTAATGACAGGTTTATCCTGTAAACTTACAGGGTAGTTAAACAATTTCATAGGAGTTAAATTGACTAATCTTGTAAACCTTTTTCCTGCTACCAACGAAGTTCAATCTGAAACACCTGAGCAGTTGTTGGAGCGCACGTTGCCAGTTCTTAAAGGCTGCGATAAAGTAATCATCATTACCATCGATGATCGCGCTGGTTTCTGGCAAACCAATATCTTCAAAGCCGGGGCGTCAAATGCTGAAGCGAATTTGGCAATTGACATTGTGAAGCGTCATTTACTGGAGACGATTACGTCATGAAATTAGTCATAGTTCTTTCGTTAATCATAACGGCAATCGTTGTAACGATGATCTTCCTTACAAAGGAACAACGAAACAAAGTGTTTCAATACGGTAGAAAGATCTTCCTACCTTTCTTGTTAGTCGTAGTGACGTTGTTCTCACTTCTTGTTGTTCTATCAACTTCAACCTTTAAGGTGTTCTAAATGAAAAAGTTTATCGTCGCTCCTCTTTTGTTTGCAATGTTCGGCTGTACTCAAATCGACACAGGTAACGTCGGTGTGGAGGCGTCCCTTGGGCAAGTGAAGGAAGAAGAAAATCTTCCTGGTATGTATTTCACGATGTTCAAAACTGTAAACGAAGTCTCTGTAAAAGAGATTGCACTGCCGTTGAATGACTTGCGTCCGAAGTCTGCAGACAACCTTACGATGGCAGACTTCGACGTCGACATTTACTATAAGATCGATCCTACAAAGGCTGCCGACATCATGGTGCGTTACGCAGGGGATATGTCTGCAATGCAAGACGGAACAATGATTGTCGGTAACGGGTTTGTCTATCGTAATGCTCGTGAAGCAACCTACCAAGTCGCTTCGGGGTTCAACGGTGCAGATATGAACCCCAAGCGGCCGGAAATTGCTGAAAAGATTCGTTCAAATCTTCAAGCAGAACTTGACAAAACGACAGGTAAGAACTGGTTCGTTATCACCAATGTGAACATTCGCAACATTGTGACTGATCCTCAGATTGAGGCCGCAATTCGATCTGCTGCTCAAACGCAATTCGAAGTGAGTCGTAAACAACAAGAACTCGAACTGGCTAAGGCGGAAGCAGACCGATTGCGAGTTGAGGCCAAAGGGCAGGCTGATGCAAATGAAATCATTGCAAGAAGTTTGACACCGACGCTGATACGTTTGCGTGAAATTGAAATGCAAGCACGTTTCGCAAAAGAAGGTACGCATACGGTCATGCTAGGTAATGCGACTCCGTTAGTTCAGGTGAAGTAGTTCGTAGGTTAAGGGTTGAAAATTCTAACAAATCAAAGGAAACATCATGCACATTGAAGTACAGTTGAGATTTACAAAGGAAATGACTGAGAAGTTGGTTGAAATCGCAAACTCTGCAGAGGTTACTGTTGAGGAACTTATCAAGGTGATTCTTGCATTACAACTTCAAAAAGGTGAATGAAATGATTATACTGACTACGACAAACGGAACTGCGTTGATCAATCAAGCATACATCCTGGCGATTACACCTTCTGAAGAAGTTGGTTTGACCGACGTTTTCATTGGTGAACTTTGTATCCCAGTTAAGGAAACCGTTGAGCAGATCATCGGGATAATTCAGATGAAGTACAATTAGAGCGAAATAGTTGTTGCATTAAAGAGTGGTCGCTGTATAATTCGTTACGTGGTGGATGTGTGGAAAGCAGATATCGGGATCGACATAACCGATGACTGAAAGCCCTGCGTATTCACCACACCCTTTTTATCTTTTTACACTTTGCCGGAATGGCAATAGGAGAATCAAATGTCTGATGAAATGATGGTTGCTGATAAGGCAGGTATGTTGGTCGGTACTGACGCGAACGGTGCAGTTGAAGTTATCGGTTGGGTGATGGCTGGTGATGAGTATGATCTGCGTGAAGGTGAGACTCTGGTTACGCATCACAAGACCGCTGAGAAACTGGGTGTTGGCGATGTGTTCAAGGAAATGAAAGCTGAGAATGCTCCGGTGAAGGCCAAGAAAGAAAAGGTCGAAGGCGAAGTTGTTCAACGTGCTCCTCGCGGCCCGCGTGTTGAGATCACCAAAGAGATGGATTATACCGTTCTCAAGGCTGACTTCGATGCAACGACTGACGAAGGTCCTCGTGGTGAAGCCTTCAAGCTGATGATGCAGTGTACCAATGTTGGTAAGTATCTTGAAGTCTGCAACGGTTATACGCATACCAAGAAGGACGGCACCGAAGTGACCTACTCCGCCGAGACCTGTCTGCGTTATGCAATCAAGCGTGGTGCAATCGCTCTGAACGTCGCTGCGTAATTCAACCTCCGCCGTTAGCCCCGCCCGATCTTCGGATTCGGCGGGCTTTTTGCTTATTAGGTGGCGCGTTTTAAGGCTGCGGAGCAAAGCAGGGTATGCCGTAGTATGTGGCAGCTAACTCTGATGCGCTGTAGGTGTGCCGTATTGCGTAGGAACGGGGCGTTTGTTAGTATTGCATTGCCGTTACATAACGGCAAACTTATAGGGGCTAGAAATGAAACGTCAATTTCAGCAACATCAATTCTACTGGTTTGTCGCACTGCCTTGCGATCTCCCACGTTGCCACATTCTTTAAGGAGTTACGATCATGTCTGAAGACTACGAAATGATTGCAATCTTGATGAGCCGTGATGGTATGTCCCGTGAAGAGGTCATGGGACAAATCAACGGATTCAAGGATGAACTATTGAATGGCGATTGCTATGACGCTGAAGAGTTGTTCATGGAAGCATTTGACCTTGAGCCTGACTACCTGATTGACATCCTGTTTTAAGGAGAAATGAAATATCGTGTCTATGATGTTGTAACTGATGAAACAGTCATGATCAACGGTGAAGAGGCAGGATTTGATCACTTGTCAGATGCAGAAAATGCAAGTATGAAGATCAACGTTCAGTTACAGGGCGCACTCGCAACCGATGTTCAAACTATTTTTGAATACGGGGACGAATAACTTCGGGCCTCTAACCTGCGCTGTTTGCATACGACGTTGCGGCATGGCACTATTTACCTGCCGCAACGTTGCGGCTTATAGGAGAAATGAAATGATTAAGAATTCGATTCATTGGCAGCGGACTTGTCAAGAGTGTGGGTATGTTGGAAATTACGCCAAACCGAATCTTGAAGATAAGAAAGAGAAGTGGCGTGAAACTAAATGTCGCAAATGCAAAAGCGAAGCATTAGATTTCGGTAAAGAGGTGACGAAATGACAATCAAAGTCAACTTCGAAGTTACCGATACATTCGGTGGCGAGACGAATTATTCTGGGTCAAGCGTGGTAGCGTTGAGTTCGAGAAACAACCCACGACGCGGCAGATTGTTCTGACATTGAAGAAGTTTGCAGGATTAACGAATGTGACGTGCAAACGGATTGACTATGGTGACCTGATTGAATTGCGCCCTGTCGGTCAGTGTATTGTTGCCTTTGCTACTGTGGAGTATTGAAAATGACTAAAGAAGAGTTGAATAAAATTGTTGCAGATCATTTATTGTGGTTGAACGATGACCCTCTTGGAAAGCGTGCAAACTTGAGCCGTGCAAACTTGAGCAGTGCGAACTTGCGCGATGCGAACTTGAGCTATGCGAACTTGCGCGATGCGAACTTGCGCGATGCAAACTTGAGCAGTGCAAACTTGAGCCGTGCAAACTTGAGCCGTGCGGACTTGCGCTATGCGGACTTGAGCTATGCAAACTTGAGCCGTGCGGACTTGCGCAGTGCGGACTTGCGCAGTGCGGACTTGCGCAGTGCGAACTTGCGCTGTGCGGACTTGAGCAGTGCGGACTTGCGCAGTGCGGACTTGCGCAGTGCGGACTTGCGCAGTGCGGACTTGAGCAGTGCGGACTTGCGCGGTGCGGACTTGAACGGTGCGATTGGCAATGGATTAGAGATGAAGACAATTCAGTCTGACATTTGGATTATAACATACACTTTCGATAGGATGCAAATCGGTTGTCAAAACTATTCCATTGAAAAATGGTTTTCGTTTGATGATTCTAAAATTGAACAAATGGAAAATCGTGCGTTGGATTGGTGGAAGAAATGGAAACCTATTTTGAAACAGATTATTGAAATTTCACCTGCGAAGGAGACTTAAATGAAAAAGGTAATTGTTGGTTGCGGGATTGTTTATCTCGGCTGTATTCTTGCTGCGTTTGATTGGCAAACGTCGCTATTCTTGATTCCTTTCTTTGTTGGTATTGTGTGGATCATCTACAATGCTTTCGTTTACCATGCTCAGATGGAGGAATTTGCTGAACAAGTGGTTGAGGAACAAGAATTTACCGTTGTTGAAAAGGATGAACTTCAGTACGTCGTAGTGAAATCGAGAGGAGATTGAAATGAGAATCATTGAACTGAATGTTGAAATGCCGGTCGGTGTTCCGCCTGCGAAGTTGTTCTACGCTATCGGTTATCTTTCAACGTGGAACCCAACCTTTCCGAAGGTCTTGATTTACAAGGATAACAAGTCGCCAAATTTAATGGCACATTACTTCAAAGAAGATGGCGACTGTGGTTATACAATCGGAGCGGTTTGGAACGGTGAAGACTACTCCTTTCACTCTTGATTGTTGTCCGGCTTCGGCCGGATTTGTTTACTGCGCTTGGTCAGGCGATCTGTTGATACTTGTCACCGAGCGTTTAAGGCACTAGAGCAAAGCGTGGTAGGTGGTAGTATAGGTAACGTTGCTCGGTGCTGCGCCACGGCGCTTGTAGGCTGTCCTGGTGCTATGTTTAACCTTGTTTTAGGCCAGTTATACGGCAATGCGCCAGCCAATCGGTTAACTTCTAAGTTTGACAATCGCCGCGTCAAGTTGTACCATCGCAAGCCAGTCTTTTACTTCTAAAAGTAAAGGTTTATACCGACGGATATATACACCGAGACTGGAACAATCGGTCATGCGATCATCGAAGTCTAATACAACAATCTCTTTGTTGACTTCGGTAACGACGAATGATTCTCCTCCAGTTAGCTCGTGAGAGTGAGACCAATTCACCTGCTCGGGAGTCACCTTATACTCTTGCGTCTTTGTCTCTAGCCAGCAGGAATAGTTTGAATATTCGTTCTCTTCAGGTACGTCGCGACATCTGATGATATGCTGACACGAGAAATAACAATCGGGCACACCTGAACCTGTTGAGGTCTCGATCCTCTGTAGCATCCATCTGCCTTTGGGTAGGAGCGTGGCGAACTTTGATTTGAGTTTCGCGTGTAGTCGTTGTTCAGGTGTCATGTGGTTAGTGTGCGCTGTTCGTGTGAGCTTTGCAAGGTAGGTTAAATATGCAGGTAGGCGAACTTAATTGCAGGTAAAGTAATACCTGCCGCGCTTATTGCGGTACAACCTTTAGGAGATAATCATGTCGAATAATACTGTTAAGGAATGTGTCGCTAAGTTCTTGCGTAACAAGCATCGCGAAGAGTTCTTGGCGAACAATCCGTGGATGGATATCACTGTCGCGGCGATCGTGTTCTTCCGTCGGCACACGGCATATAAGCTTTCGTACTGTGTTGAATATGCGCGTTGGTACGAAATGATTGAACTCAAATGGTATCAAATCCCTGTGTCGCAAAAACAATGTGCAGGTATTCGTGCTGATACGTTGGCGCGGTATGCAGGATATGTTGCTGAACTGACTGCTTAAATTTTAAGCAGTAGTTTAATGCCCGCCTTGTGAGCGGGCATTTTCATTTCTACGCTCCGAACTTGCCGTTAAACGCTTCCCATCTGTCAATCGCTTGTAACTCAATCCGCCGCATCCCGTGGAGATTTTCCTGTTTCTCATAATCGAAATAGACATTGGCTTCATCTTCTGTCATGATTAACCATGAGCCGATGTGCGGGCTGTCCTTGCGCTCAATCTCTGCACGAGTCATTGAACGGAGACGTTCGTTGAATGTGCAGTGCTGGGTCAAATATTCGGCGCGATTGGCATCTTTCTGATTTTGTATGAACTCTTCGTATGGCACATCGCGGTACATGTCCTTGCATTCAAGAGCTGACTCGAATGCGATCTTGTCCTTCCAATAAGCACCGTCGACTTCATAAAGATTGTGAGATGGGATGTCTCTTTGTTCGGTTGAATCATTTGCGGAAAGAGTGACTTTACCTGTCTCATTGTCAAAGGATGCGTCGTCATTCTCAATCAACGATTCAATCAGGCGCTCACGAACCTTGCGCGTATTGTCTGTGTTTATGCCGCGAATGATGCGAAGATTGGAGAACATCATGATCATAGTTCTTAGAATCTCTGATTGACCAAGTGAGTTGGAATAGAGATCGACGTCTACTTTAGATCGTATATCCTTGAGGGCCTCAATGATCGGGTAGATTTGGTTCGTAATGTGTCCTGCATAATCAACTGGTGATTCAATCAATGCGAAGTTACGCGGTACATGGGCAGTGACTACCACATTTGAAGTGTTCAAATCAATCTCAACAGTGGAGATATCAATCTCTTTCAAATTGGCGGTGACTGGGAACTCTTTGTAAAAGACGCCTTGATGTTCAATTGATTGAAATAGAGCGCCGAAAGGAATCACAGTGCGACGGCCCATGCGAATAAAACGACGGCCATCTGGCTCAACTTCTCTGCTTATACCAAAGAGGAAGACGAAACTGTTGATAGTTTCAAATTGATGGGTATGCGTACCGGCACGTTTGAATTCAGGTGTACGCATGAAATCCGCACCTTTCTCGTAATACTTCAGTTTGTGCTTCAACATACTTGACTGAGAATACTTCATATCTTTGCGGGTCAATATCGGTATCAGTTCACGGTTCTCATCCAAGGTGAAGTGAATCTTGATCTTCTTGTACATTCCAAATGAAGCGTTTGAATCGTAGTTCATGTCTGTTTTCCTATCGTCGGTTAAATTGAAGTGATTGGTCGCACGCAGTTTGGTCGTTGCGACTGGTAACAGTATAACAGGTTAAACGTTGGTTGCAAGGTACTGTTAAGCGCTCGGTAATGGTCCAGGTTAGCGCCGATGTGGCATATGGCGGGTTTAAGGTTAGAGACTTTTGTTCCAGCTTTGGTAGTTAACATTTGCTACTACGCCAGGCAATATGCTGTTTGCAAAAAAGTGCCATAATTACAGATGGTAACTAATTAACTTAAGGGTTAAGTGTTTGTTTTTATTGACCGTAAGTTTAAGGTTAGAAAGCATCGATTTGTTGCACTACTGCTTAAAAAATAGGCAGTAGTATAATTGCTTAAATAATAGGCAAAATGAGTGTTTTGAGAGAACTTGAGTAGAATTGAGGTAGATTTGATGCTGTAAGCAAGGTTAGTGAAATCACTACAAATTGAACTGATTATACAGACCTAAGTAGGTAAAATCAACCTGAAAAGTAGAGCAGATCACACAGACTTTCGAGTATAAAACGAGTCTTATAATTCGACAATCAGGGGGCATTTTTAGAATAGAATATTATAGAACTTGAAAAGAGATGATTGAGACGACTATGGGAGAGCGTCCTTGAGATCTCGATGATCACCTGATCCATTGGTTATACGCGATTTGTCAATCGCCACAGATCCATTGATCTACCGAGACTGATTATACGCGATTTGAAATTAACAGTCGCCACGATCCTAAGATCTTGTGATCCATTGATTATACAGAATTGATTATACGTGACTGATAGTCGCCAGATCAAGGAGATCAACTGATCTGCAGATCGCCTATTATTTAAGTAGCCTCTGGCTAGCACATCGCCGCGCCCTTGGCAATGGTATTTTTGTACTAGGCTGGTGGCTAGCAGGTTTTAACCATCTTGGCAATAGTACGTTTGTATCACCACTAGTACGTTAGAGGTAGTACAAAACAATGCTTTGCCCAATTACCTGCAAACGTGGTGTAATGTGTTTGCCGTAACGTTACGGCTCACTTATAGGGGTCACATCATGTCACGTACTAATACTACTTCCGCCGCCAAATCCGCTCCCGCTACAAAGGGTAATAAGGGCGCTACCAAGCCAGCCAGCCAGCCGGCTACCATTAACACTAACGCACCCCTTGGCGTACCGGGCGCTTTACCCAATGGCCTTGGGGCAATGGTAACGGCGCTTACCACACAACCTGTAAAGCCGCAAGCGGGCAAAGCAGCAAGCACCGCATTGTTGCAAGCTGCCGTTGCCGCCGGTACAGCAGCAGCGGGCGCAACGGCACGGGCACATATTTGGGGCCAGGGTGGGCAAAGCGTAGGCAATACTGCCAAGTTGCCTGCCGGTAGCCTTAGCATTACCGCCAAGGGCGCGGCATACAACCCCAAGCCAGGGTATAACGCTAACGCATGGCAAGCGGTACAAGCTGCAATTAAGGCCGGCCCTTGCAGCGCAACCCAAGCGGCAAGCGCCATAGGGCATGCCGGCGCGGCATGGGTAAGGTATGCTGTTAGTAGTGGCTGGCTGGCGGTAACTGTATAAACAGTTTACTTAGTTTAAGCCGGGCAATTGCCCGGCTTTTTAACGCCCAGTATATTAGTATATGGCTATGTACGCATATACAACACGGTTGCACAATGCCCGCCTGCCTGCCTGCCAGCCAGCCAGCCAGCCACGTTTAACCCTTGGCCTAGGCTACCCTACATACTACCTAATAGCGTGCACGCTAGGCCCATTGCAGCACGTACTAGCCCTATGTTGCATAATGCAACACCGTTATCTAGTACGTATGTACTACTGCGCAGCAGGTGGCACGGCCCATGCTATAGGCAAGCGCCGTGCCAAGGCCGGCGTATGATACGTATGTACTACGAGGGGGCGTGAGACCTAAAATAAAACGTTTAGGGTCCCATATAGTGCTCACCCGCTCCCGCACTGTCGACACTATTGACTTACGAATATTGATTAAGAATCACTCCCGCACTGTCGACACTTACTGATTAGAACAGGGTGCTCGTTTATCACAATCAATATGAAACGACAAAAATTTTAAAATTTCAAAAATTGTGGTACAATTGAGCAATGAAGATTGATCAATCTTCGCATACAAAAGGATAGATAAAATGGCCCGACCCAGAAAACCGAAAGTCCGAGATCCTGACGAGAAACCGTTCAGCCTCGGTGAGGACTTCGTCCCTGTCGTAGTCAAACCGTTTGAACCCAAGCGTTACGACGCCGAAGGCAATCTATTGACAAACGTCGTAGGTGGTGAGAATGGCCCTGTCGGACTCGGCAGGGACCCCCTTGTAGCTCAGTATCTCTTGCCAGAGTGGTCAAAGAACATAAGCGACGCATTGATCAATCAGGCGAATATCAAGGGTAGTCCTGGATTTGACCCAGGATTTGAACAAGCAAAGCAGGTAGAGCAAATGACTGCCCTTGGCCTCAGTGTCCAAGACATTGCTGCGACCTTAAGAATTGAACCCAAACTTCTTGAAAAGTATTACAAATACGAAATTGAGACGAGCGCTCAACGCATCAATCAGGCAGTAGCCAAAGTCGCCCTCCAAAGCGCCCTCGGGGGCGACACGGACATGGTCAAATTCTGGCTCAAGACTAGAGCAGGGTGGAAAGAAACTAAGGTGACGGAATTGACCGGAGCCAATGGCGGACCTGTTCAATTTGCAGAGGTCAAGGCTTCTTTCTTAAACGCTATTGAAGCAGAGATCGAAGATATTGACTACGAAGAGTGCAAAGAATGACGAGCGACGTTCTCAAATCGACTGAAAAACCATCAATCGAATATCTAAGCGCCAAGGAGAAATTCGACAGACTCCCAGCGAAGAAGCGGGCGGAGATGGTACGCGCGATGTCAGACGAAGACGCTGCCAAACTCCAGTTTGATTGGGAGTTCCTTGGTCGTCCGAAACAGTTGGCTCCCGACCATAAGAAGTCAAAAGCGACGTCTTATTGTATGTGCGCCTATCTCCGCGCTCAAAGTCAGACAGACAAAAAATTAAAAATCGAAAATTTTCCAGGGTGTCATCACCATTCGAAAGTTGAGCAATCGACACTTGACCGACGTGAATGGGTTGAAGATGAACCAAAAACAAATGTCATAATTACTTACGAACCGCCAGACGAAGACGGATGGAAGCCGATCCAACATCTAACGCCAAATGTCTGGATCAAGGAAGTTCCTAATCCTAACGAAGAAGTTTGTGAATTTCGCAAATCTTGGGCAACATGGGTACTTCTTGCAGGGCGTGGATTTGGAAAAGCGTCAGATATAAATACACCTGTTCCGACTCCCAATGGTTGGAAAAAACTCGGTGAAATAACCGACGGAGACATTGTTTTTAATGAACTTGGTGAGAAAACGACAGTCGTAAAGGCGCACGATAAATACTTTACAGACGACGTGTATGAACTAACTTTTTCAGATAAAACATCAATTGTCGTTGATAAAGAACACCTGTGGACTTTTTGGGAACATCTGGATAACAAGCAGTACGGTCGTTATGATGAAAACATAGACAGTGGTTCGTTTCCAAACAACTGGGCAACCTTCGTAGGTGAGAAATACGATTGTCATGGCAATGTGGTAGGTCACTTCGGGGCCAAAACCTTTAACACGGAAGAATTGAAAAATCGTTTACATTTAGTTCCAAGAATACCTTTGACTCGTCCTTTACAATTACCAAACGTAGAACTTCCTATACATCCTTGGGTGCTAGGTTATTGGTTAGGAAACGGTGACACACGTGATGGAGGAGTTCACACTGGTTCACACTTGGGTGAAATGGATTTCGAACATATTAAAAGTCAATTTGAAAAGTTTAAATATCCGTTGTTCAGAGCTGATCCAAGAACAACGTGCGGCTTTATATCATCTAAAAAACTACACGAAGAATTGTTATCTCAAAATCTATTGGGCAACAAACATATACCTCCTATCTATTTGCGAGCATCTAAAGAACAACGTCTGCTACTTCTTCAAGGTTTAATGGATTCCGATGGAGGTGCGGGTAACGAAAATAGTAAAAACTATGTTGGATTCAGCTCAACAATCCAAAACCTTGCAGATGGTGTTTACGAATTGGCGATTTCCCTTGGTGAAAAACCAAGACAAAATGATGGTTACGGAATGTTGTACGGTGTCAAAAAGAAGTATTGTTGGAGTGTTTCTTATCGACCGAATATCAATCCTTTCACTCTACCAAGAAAAAGGGACCGTATAACCCCACCTGAATATGGGAAACAGGGTCTACGTCATAAGCATCGTATTGTTAAATCTATTGAAAAGGTAGAAGGTCGTTATGTCAGATGCTTAACTGTAGATTCTCCATCTAGTCTTTACCTAATCGGTAAACAAATGGTCCCAACTCATAACACGCGAGTCGGAGCTGAACTTGCACGAGAGATGGTTGAAACAGGTCAAGCGCGTCGAATTGCAGTCATTTCACCAACTGCCAGTGACGCCCGCGACGTTGCGGTAGAAGGTCAATCCGGTCTGGTCAGCGTTTGCCCTCCGTGGGCGCGTCCGTTGTACGAGTCTACGAAACGTAAGGTGACTTGGCCCAATGGGGCACAAGCGAGCCTATTCTCAGCAGAAGAACCTGAACGTCTACGTGGTCCTCAGTTTGACTTCGCATGGGTTGACGAGATCGCTGGTTACGATATCAACACGCAACAGATGACCTGGGATATGCTACAATTCACTTTGCGCTTGGGTAACAATCCACGATGCGTCGTAACGACAACTCCGAAACCCACTCCATTGATCCAGCAGTTGGTCAAACTCGCAAGGCATCCGATCAACAAGATCGTAATGACGACCGGAAGCACTTACGAGAACAAGACAAATCTTGCAGCGCCGTTCATGCGGCAGATCACGCAATATGAAGGTACGAATCTCGGTCGTCAAGAGATATATGCAGAGCTGATTGACATCGAAGAATCAGGTATTCTCAAACGCTCTTGGTTCAAACAATGGCCCGCGAAGAAGGCGATGCCTCTTTTCGAATTTGTCATTCAGAGCTACGACACGGCGTTCACAGAGAAGACCGAGAATGACCCAACTGGATGCGTGACCTTTGGTGTCTTCCGCCCCTCACCTGATGAACCTCATTGTGTCATGATTCTAGATTGTTGGACCGAGCATCTGAAATATCCAGAACTCCGTAAGAAAGCCGTAGAAGAATTCAAATGCACTTACGGAGATCAAGAGGCACCTGTTGATCTTCTATTGATCGAAGACAAAGGTTCTGGTATTCCTTTGATTCAAGATTTGCAACGCGCAGGATTGCCGATACGAAAATACAACCCTGGACGTCCAGACAAGACGATGCGACTCCACGCTGTTTCTCATTTGGTCTACAACGGGCGCGTTTACATTCCAGAGTCGAAACAAGTCCCAGGGGAGTTCGTGACATGGTCAGAAGACTTTCTGCGCGAGGTCTGCTCGTTCCCCAATAGCGCACATGACGAGATGGTAGATTGTCTCAGCCAGAGTCTTGCGGTATTTCGTGATCAGGAGTGGATCTCAATTGACCCAGAACCAGAGAAGAATCAATATGAAGAAGATGATGACGGAATCGACGGACAGTATAAGAATCCGTACGACGGTTAAACTCAGCTTTACACCCTGAGCCATTGAGCTATACTGTGCTCAAACTTTGTTTGGCGGTGAGATGATGGGTGACGTTTATTCAGATTCAGTTCCTCGAGGAAGCGGTATCCAAGATCTAGCTGGATACATCGATCGCATTCTCAAAGAAATGCAGCTCAGTGGTCCTAAGAAGGAAGACAACGCTCTGCTGAATCTGATGCAGGTATATCGCAATGATCCTGAGATGTCTAAACATCTTCAACAGATCTATGATCGCGGTTATTCGAACATTCTGAATCCTGACCCTACGGTTAAACGGTGGTATTGACATGCGAACTCTTCAAGACCTGATTGACGACTTTCAGAAGACAAACACTGTCAAAGCACCGCCACGGAACCCGCTAGTTTCCGGTCCAGCCGATCTTGCAAAGAAGCTTAAAGCGTTTCTGAACAAATACGAAACGAAGAAGATCAGTAATGAAGATGTTCCGTGGAATCGTTACGGTGCAGGGCACGAACTCGGCTCGCTAATCTTCGGTGAATCACCCGAACTCCTTGACGACATGTCCTACGGTCTCAACCCGTTGACCTCAGGCGGCAAAACCGGGCGTCTTCCGACCCCTGACAAACGCCTGCTTGACATGCCAGTCCCATTGCCCGCAGAAGGCGCACTCGGCGTTATCAAGAACAAAGGTGGGAATTGGTTGACAGGGTCGGTTGAAAACGCTTTAAAGGGGTTGAAGAAGAGGTCTGGTCACAATGGCAGATATTCAGAAGATGTATTAGAAGAACTGAGAAGGGAATGGCCGGATGAAATTCTAAATGCGGTTACGGAAAACGATGGTTCAAATTACGTTAGAAAGGTAATGGCCGAAATCCAACCGTCGGCTTCACTAAATAACTGGATCGACGGCCCGCTCGTAAATTATATCAAGAACTCAATGGCAACTCCGGAAGATCCGATTCGCTTGCGTGCAGATCGCCTTGCAAAAGCGGCAGAAGATCGCCTTTACGCAGCGAAAGATAAAGCGTTCAAGAAATATCCGAACGACGATCGTCTTACCGCCCGCACAAACGACATCCGCCGCGCGCAGGAACGTTACGAAGATGAAATGTCGGGGATTTTGCATTATATCCCCGACATCCCTGTTTATGTTTCTGACGCGAATTTAATAAGAAGAAACGAATCTAATTTACCGAAAGAAGATTTCGCAACCACCTCTTTCGGTAAGAATTGGGAACGCACAGCGGACTGGAATACGGTCCCTCGTACGAAAAAAGAACTCTACGAAGAGTTCGGAGACAACTATGATCTAAGTACATATAAAGAAACGGACCCGATTCACTACCTATTAGGAGGAGCACAAGAAGATTTAAATCTCGATCACCTTGTCGACGAAATCGGCAACGCGCTCAACCCGACAAGCGACCTTCCGAACAACCTTCGTCTCACTCCTGAAGACCTCGCAAATCCGCGTAGGAATTCTATGGAATCAATGGTTGATATGGTTGCCAAAATCAACCAACATCGCCGCCGCATGGCAATCGAAGCTGAGAAGAAAGGCAACGAAGCAATTCGCGACTTCCCCGATTGGAACGTTGTAAAAGAATACCCCGACGGTTATCGCATGGTGCGCCTCCCTGACGTTGCAGATTCTGAAGAAGCTTTCAAGATCGGTAAAGCTTGCGGAGAAAAAGGTGGATGGTGTACGCAAGGTGACGACATGCTTGAACAATACGGATCAGGTGATTCCCGTATCAATCTTCTACTTGATCCTGAAGGAAAACAGGTTGCTCAAGTGGAGACTTCAAAAGAAATTTTTCCAAGAAGTCAACGCGAAGCGAGTTCTACTTCTACGTTCCACAATATGTTTTCTGAACTAGAAAGTGCTATAAACAGGCGACCAGAACTTGTTGATGAATTCTATAGACTTTCAGATGAACCTGAGTTTTACGACTTTGTTAAGAAAGAATTTCCAGACATAGTTGGTCGTTATCCAAATCCGGGTGAAACTAGACTAGGTATCGGTCAAATCAAAGGTAAACATAATCAAAAACCGAAAGCCGAACATATTCCTTATCTTCAAGATTTCGTGAAGTCTGGTAACTTCTCGGATGTGAGTGATTTGGATAATGTTGACATGTTTAGGAACGGTTCGTCGTATACGACGCGTGAAGATCTAATCAAAGAACCGGGTTTCGTTGATTTCATGATCGAAAGGAACCTCAATCCTATTGATGACGGTGACCTTGGTAGAGGTATTAATTATTGGAACAATAATCGTCAAATCGGAATCGACGGTATTTAGCACTCAATTTGCACAACCTCAAAAACGGTGCTAAACTGAGCCAATAATCAATCGGGACATCTCATGATTCAGCAACCTCAATTAGATATGCAAGAAAGTTATCAGGTTGATGAATCTGAACTCACAGATAATCCGTTTGAGGAAATCATTGAGCAAGACGATGGCTCTGCTATTGTTCCTATGCTCGACGAACTTATTCCTCCGGAGTTTGACGATAATCTGGCGGAACAACTTCCTGAGAAGTTCCTTGACAATCTTGCTCAAGATCTGCTTGAGAAAATTGATAACGACAAAGTTGCTCGTAAGCGTCGTGACGAACTCTACGAAGAAGGTATCCGTCGTACAGGTCTTGGTAACGACGCTCCGGGTGGTGCTCAGTTCCACGGAGCAAGTCGTGTCGTGCATCCGGTCATGGCAGAAAGTTGTATTGACTTCGCTGCCCGCGCAATCAAGGAATTGTTCCCTGCGACTGGTCCGGTAAAGGTTGAGACAGAGAACCTTGTTTCACCCGAACTTGAGACGCAAGTCAAACAGTTGGCACTCTGCCTGAACAATCAGTTTGTTCATGAAATTCCCGAATATCGCGCTGTACAAGAACAGGTTCTGACTCAACTACCGCTCGGCGGTAGCCAGTACGTCAAGTTCTCAGTAAACGAAGCCGATGAAAAGATTGACGTAGAATTCGTTCCAATTGACGATATCTTCATTCCATTCAACGCACCGAACTTCTATTCAGCAAGTCGGCAAACGCATCGTCAGTATGTTTCACAAGATACTTACGAAGAACGTGTAGAGAACGCGACATATCGCGACCTTCGCATTATTGCTGCAATGAGTGATCCAGAGCGCAGCGATGCTGCGCTGGCAAATGATCGGATTGAGGGTAAAGACAGTTCAGGAATGAACGAAGATGGCGATCGCGTCATTTACGAAGTTTACACCCGTATGGCGATTAAAGACGATGATTTTAGTGGTGGTCGTAAATCACCCTATATCATTGCAATCGATGAACACGAAAACAAGATTGTTTCAATTCGTCGTAACTGGGAAGAACAGGATCAAATTCGCAAAGCGTTGAATTGGATTGTTGAAGATACGTTCATCCCTTGGCGCGGCGCTCAAGGTATCGGTCTTCCCCATTTGATCGGTGGTCTTGCTGGTGCAGCGACAGGTGCTCTTCGCGCACTTCTTGACAGCGCGCACATCAATAATGCACCGACGTTGTTGAAGCTTAAAGGTTCGCGCATCAACGGAACGAGTCAGTCGGTTGCCGTTACGCAGATTGCAGATATTGAAGGTCCTGTCGGTATTGACGACATTCGCAAGTATATCATGCCGATGCCGTTCAACGCACCTTCTCCGGTCCTCATGCAGTTGTTGGGATGGTTGACCGATGCTTCCAAAGGTGTTGTCAGCACTGCCAGTGAAAAGATTGCAGATGCGACTTCTAACACGCCTGTAGGAACTGTTCAGGCGTTGATTGAACAAGGTGCTGTGATCTTCTCCAGCATCCATGCCCGTTTGCACTTCAGTCAAGCCAAGAAATTCGAAATCGTACTGCGTATTCTCAAAACCTACTTCCCGCAGAAATTGCAGGAATACGGTCTTGATCCGAAAATCGTTACGATGCGCGGCGTTCATCCTGCCAGCGATCCTCGCGTGTTCAGCGAAGCACAACGATTCGCTCAGGCACAAGGTGTTCTTCAGCTAGCAGAGAAGGCACAACAAGATCCTCGCGTTCAATACGATATGTATGAACTGCATCGGTCAGTGTTGTCTTTAATGAAGGTTGACAATCTTGATCGCATCCTTCCTCCGCCTCCGAAATCAGAACCTCAAGACCCTGCTGCGGAAATCGTATCGTTTGTCAACGGTAAACAGGTGATCACTGTTCCAGAAATGGATCACGCGAGTCATATCTTGATTCACCTTGCATTCTTGAAAAATCCGATGTGTGGATGGAATCCGATTATGGTTCCTATTACCGCCAAAGTTTTGGAGCATTTGAAAGAGCATATTGCACATTTCTTTGCTTCACGCCTACAGATGGCCGCGCAGCAGGGGCAACAGCAAGCTGGAGCAATACCGGGTATGCAGTTACAAGGGCCACAAAGCTCACCGCGCCCTGAGCAACTGATGGTTCAGACTTCTGAACAGATTATGCAAGTCGACATGGCGTTTGCCAGCGAAGCATTGACCGTTATTGAAGAAGTTGATCAATTCGTTCGCACAACCATGATGGGCCAGAATCCTGAAATGGAAATGGTCAAAGTTCAGGCTGACGCGCAACAGAAAGCACTTGAACTTCAGTACGAGAAGCAGAGTAACGATCTCCAGATCAAGATGATGCAGGAAGAGAATCGCCAGAATCGTACGGCGTTTGAACAAATGCTTGATCAGCGAAAGCAAGAACACAACGAGATGGTTGACCAGTTGCAGCTTCAGCAAAAGAATGCTGAAGCGAATTTGGCGCAACAGGTTGAGATGCTGAAGAATGAGATGGATAATCAGCAGAAACAAACGACCGAACTTCTCAAGAATCGCGATGACAATCGCACGGCGGTGATCATCGAGCAGATGAAGTTGGCGCTTACTGAAGCGATGCCGATTGACCAAGAGCCTGACGATAAGAAATATCTTAAGGAACTAGAGAACGTGCTTGAAAAAGCGAAGAGCGCGCAAGCTTCTGAACAAATGTCACTAATCATGGAAGCTTTGAAGGAAACCATTTCAGCTTCTCGCGCTCCGAGGACTACGAAAGCGATTCGCGATGAAAACGGAAAACTCATTGCCGCCAGATCGGAAATAGAATGACATTCTTAGGTTGGTTATCGTTTTACGATATCAAAGGTCAATGTGCTACTTGCTTAAACGTGGTGCGCGAGTGTAAAATGGTCGCGTGCGATTATAATCGTAAAGAGTTTGGAAACGCGCATAATTGTCCTGTTTATAAATGTGACATAGAAGAGTGATGACAATAACTTCTAAACAATGTCTGGCACGTTACGGATCCCCGGTACACGAAACGTCAATGATCATTTGGGACGTTCCAGACGTTATGGAAGTCGGCGCTATTCCGCGACGCATTTATTGCAATCGTGAACTCCAACCTGTTCTTGCCAAAGCTATCGTCAATTTAATAACTCGCAAAGTCATCAATCAGTTGAAGACGTGGGACGGATGTTTTAACATTCGTCAAATGCGCGGTGGATCAAATGCAAGCCTGCATTCGTGGGGTCTTGCGATTGACGTTAATGCTTCATGGAACACACTTGGTTCAGTTGGTAATATGACTCCTGCGTTTGTCAGATGTTTCACAGACGCAGGTTTTGAATGGGGCGGTGATTGGGATCGCCCAGATCCGATGCACTTCCAACTTGCGGAGTTTCCAGAATGATCTCCCTTTCTGCATCAAGTAAACGTATCCTCCGTGGCCTATCACGCTCGTGGACCGCTCACACCGGCACTTGGCTCGCCGTAATCGGTTATTTACAGACGCAGGACAAGATCATCACCGAGTGGTTCGGACCTGACGCAGTGGGGCAGATCATGATATGCTTTGGTCTGCTGATCGTCATCCTTCGTGCCAAGACCAGCGAATCACTTGAAGCGCGAGGCCGGTGATGGACGAGATGCAAACAACGATCCTGCTTGCTCTGGTGCCAGCAGTTGCTCCGCTGACGATCCCCGCTGTTTACGCAATCACGGCTGCCTTATACTTCTGGAAGGAGGGCGAATGACATGCCTTTCTTCTCCTTTCTATCAGCGCGTTCTTGGGCCGTTCTTGGCGCTGTTATTGTTGTCTCCGTTCTCGCTTGGAGCGGCTATTTTGCTATTTTTTCTCGCGGTATGGTTGCTTGCGAGACAGAGCATGAACTGGCTGATCTCCACGCGGCAGAAGAAGCGCACCAGACGTATCTTGCAGAGGTCGCACGCGGCGACGTGCTGAGTGCGGAATTGATCAAAACACAGCGGAGGCTCGATGAAACAAAGACGGAATATCTGGCGTATGCCAACGGCATTACTGGCAACTGTCCTGCTGATCTCGGGCTGCTGGTTCAATCCGCCTCGACCGACTCCAGTCTGCCCAAAACCTCCGGCACACCTACTGATGCGTCCGCTTCCATTGCAGCCGCTCTTATCGCCGCCAATATCGGCACCAACTACCCCAGATGTCACGCCTGCATTGCCCAACTCAATGCACTCATTGACTGGCACGAACATAAAGAGACTGTGAAATGAGTGAACACGAGCTATATCATGGACCGGAGCGCCGCGTGAACACAATTCTCAGTGAAGATCAGGTCGAGTTCATTGCCGAACGTGCGGCCGAAAAAGCCATCGCGAAGATGACTGCCTCTCTGTATCAGGAGATTGGAAAAGGTGTGATCAAAAAGATACTCACACTTGCAGGCATCTTGGTCATCGGATTGGCGTTCTGGGCTAGTTCAAAAGGTATCATACGACCATGAACCGGTTCTGGCGAATTCTTGTTTGGATCGATATCTGGATCAATGACAAATGGTTCGGCGGTCGCGCTGAAACCATCTCAGGTCGCTGCCATCGTCGCATCGCTAAAGGATGTTGGTTCTGTTCGTGGTTATGCAAGGTACTCAATAAGATAGATCCAGGTCACTGTAAGCGGGCTTATTTTAACGATCACCTCCGTAACCCTAACCTTCCTTGGATTTAAGGAGTAACGCAACGTGTCCGAATTAAGTGGAAAAGTTGGCGAAGTCGAATTCACAATCACCATTACTAAACCGACTGGCGAAAGCCAGACCGTACAGATGGTGGGGAAAGTAACGCAAGAACAAGTTGAACAGCTCGGTTTGATTGAACCGAAAAAGGAAGACTGACATGGCACTTACTCACAGCACGGCAGCACGGCAGCACAGGATGCAGCCACAAACGGCGTAGTTGACCTACTCGATGGTGCGGGAAGCAAATTGGTGTTCCGCATTACGGGATCATCGCTCGGTACTCCATCTACCGCCGTCGCTACATTGACCTTTGCAACCCCTGCATTCGGTGCTTCGTCCTCCGGCACAGCAACAGCGGGCGCGATTACAAGCGACACAAATGCCGCAGGTGGAACGATCGCGTTCGCCACACTTCAAACCTCGGCAGATACCATAGTGATCCATTGTGCCGTATCTACGTCGGGTAGCGATATTAACGTGACTTCCGGCGGTCTTGCTGTTACGTCTGGAGATACGGTGAGTTGTTCGTCGCTGACATACAAAGCACTGGCAGCGTAACTATGCCTATTGTATCCAGCCAGATCGTTGCCCAGTCGCCGCAGGCGGACGGATCGACGCTTGTGCATGAGCGACATACCGACCACACTGGCAAGCAACACGATCATCAGTATTACGCGCCGACCGGGATAGATGTAGTACAGGTGCTTACGCTGCGCGGCCAGAATCTCGGTGCGGAGATTGACGTCCGTGCCGCCGTTGCCGCTGAAGCTAAAAACTACGTTATACCGTGGAGTAAAAAGGAATTCTGGTTGCGCATCACGCCGCAGGAATATGCCACCTGTTCGGCGTTCGCTCTGTCAGACGGAGTGGCTACTTACTACTGGAAGATACTTGATTCTGTAACAGATGTAACGCCCGGTGATCCTCTGCTGATCGCCGGACTAACCTATTTCGAGCAGTTTGGTAAACTTGCACCAGGGCGTGCTGCCGCAATTGGGACTACTTGATGACGATATATCACGTCTCCGATACTGGCAGTAATGGTGATGGATTGAGTTGGGTACAACTCATGATTCCTCTGGAACATTGTCCGGTTCTGGAGCGACGATTACCGGAACATCTGCTCATGTCGGTATTCACGCAACATCAGGTTCGCTAGCTGGAATAGGTGCAACACTCGCAGGTACTACCGCTCATATTACTATCCACACTTGCTCAGGCATTCTGGCAAGTACGGGCGCAACGGTATCAGGCGCCGCAACAGTCGTCGCACCGTCAGGTGTTCATGCTGCATCCGGTGATTTACAGGGTAGTGGGGCAACGCTGGTAGGATCGGCAACACATATTAGTATTCATGATTTCTTAGGAACACTTTCAGGCATCGGTTCTGAAATAGTTGGTATTGCAGCAAAATCAGGCACAATAACTCTTACTCCTGAAGATATCGCAGCGATTGCCGATGCAGTGTGGTTGCACCCAGATGCAATCGCTGCTCACAATCAACTTGATCAAATCTTAGCGTGCTGCAATGGTTAGTCTGACTAATGAAGACCGTGGTGCGATATCTAACGCGATATGGTCACATCCGCAAGGCGTTTCATATACCAACAAACTGACACAGATTGCAGACTGTTGTCAAAATATGGGAACAAACATTCAGGTGTTGTACGCCTTTGGATGTACGACCTTTATGCTGAATCTATTGAAGAAGATCATAAAAGGCGTAAAATTGGCGCTTACGCAGAAAGACCTGTTGTTGATGCCCCTGTAACGCCAAAAGCCGTTAAAAAGGCAGCTAAACGACGCAAGGTGGAGCGTTTTGCAGGCGTAGAGCAAAAAGTTATGCACAAACCCCTGCAAGTTTTGGCTCCAGTGTTTACATTTGTTCCAGAAACGAGTATACTTGACCTCGCAATCAAAGCTCTTGTCAATTCACCGCTACCGACGTTCAAAATACCGAAGTTAGCGAAGATTGATAAGGTTATTGAGAAGATAGGTCTTACGAACGATGAGGATGAAGAAGAGTTTCTTCTGATGGTAGCATGAACACACCTGAATTGCAAAGATTGTGGAAGCAGATTGACGACATGTCTTCTCAGGCATACGAAACACCTGCTTCAACATGGGAAGAGTATCAACGTCGATTGGGAGTCTACCAAGGACTTCGTCAGGCGGTTGATATTTTAATTGATTTACAAAACGACGGAGAAATTGACCGTTGACTTCTGAAGGAGAAGTAGATGAGTATGAAATGGGCGTTCCCCGAAGTTGATCCCGGTATTGAACCGCTAGGATCACGAGTTCTTGTTCAATTGCGTCGCGTTAAAAAGACGACTGATTCTGGCATCATTCTTGCCAATGATTCACGTGAACATGAGAAGTACAATACGCAAGTCGCCAAAGTGGTTTCAATTGGCCCGCTTGCATTCAAGAAACGTGATACGATGGAACCTTGGCCTGAAGGTGTTTGGGCAGATCTCGGTGACTTTGTCCGCGTACCGAAATATGGTGGTGATCGTTTTGAAGTAAAGATTCCCAACGACCCTGAAGAACCTGCCCTGTTTATGCTGCTGAACGATCATGAGTTGATTGCAAAAATCACTGGCGATCCGATGCAATTCTGGGAATACCTTAACAAGTGATTTCGAAGGAAATTCAAATGGCTGATGAAGTAATTGTTGAAGAAATCGGTACTCTTACAGAAGAGGACCAGAATCAACTTGCTGCCGACTTCAAGGAATTGGGCGTAATCGATCCTCCTGAAGAAAAAGCAGAAGTTGAAAACGAAGTACACGAAGAGCACGATGACGAAGAGGGTGACGATACTCCGGATGCTGATCCTGAGCGTGAAGCAATTCGTCAGCGACGTCGTGAAGAGCGTCGTCAAAAGAAACTGAATCGTGTTAATAAGGAAGATTCTTACAAACGTGAGATTGATTCCCTGCGTCGGCAGTTGGAAGAAGTCAATACCTGGAAGAATACTGTTGAGCGTCGCCACGTTGACACTGGTATTCAACAGATTGACAAGGCGCTTTCTGATGCCAATTCTGCGATCAATCTTGCAAAGCAAGCGATTGTTGAAGCGACCAAGAATCAGGATGGTGAAGCTCAGGTAGACGCGCAAGAATTGTATTACGCGGCTCGCAAGCGTCAAGAAGATCTGACCCGTTTGAAAGCAGGCATTGCCCAGAAAATGGCAGCACCTCCGCAGCAGAACGTTGATCCTGTTGTCATCCAAGGTGCGAAATCTTGGATGGATTCTAAAGCGTGGTACGACCCGACTGGTAAAGATATGGATAGTCGGATCACTTTACAAGTTGATAATCAGATGGCCCAAGAAGGTTGGGACCCGCGTTCTCCGGAGTATTGGACTGAACTTGATAATCGCTTGCAAAAATATTTGCCTCACCGCTTTACAGGCTCAAACTCAGGTGCTAACATGAGCAGTAACGAGACTCAACGAAGGAACAAGCCTCCGACTTCTGGTTCAAGTCAAGGAAGTGGTCCAGTGAAAGCTGAAGGTTATCGTTTGTCACCTGAAAAGGTAAAAGCGATTAAGGAAGCTGGAATGTGGGACGACCCAGATAAACGCAAGAAAATGATCAAGCGTTATATGGATTTTGACAAGAACCAAGTTAAGGAGAATTGAAATGGACGAACGTATTAAGCGTACCCCAGATTCCTCACGTGAATCTCGTAAAGTTGAAGATCAGTCTCGCGCAAGTGCGACTGAGGCACTGTCCGGAGCCGCTGAGCGTCGCAAGATGTTCCGTGACTTCATCCAGGAAGCGTTGCCCGCGCCTCCGTCCATCCCAGGATGGCATTATGTTTGGCTTTCGACCACGAACCAATATGACCCGATTTATAAGCGCACGCGAATGGGTTATGAGCCAGTGAAAGCAGAAGAACTTCCGGGTTATGAGAACTACCGGGTAAAATCCGGGGAACATGAAGGCTTGATTTCTGTCAATGAAATGGTGCTTTTCAAAATCCCGCAGGAATATTACCAGGAGATCATGGAAGAGTATCACCACAACATGCCGAACGAAGAAGAAGATCGTCTTAAGTCCAACGTCGTTGGTCAAGAGTCTGATTCTAACGGTCGTCGGTTGGGTGGCTTTGATAAAGACGATGAAGGTTTCCGCTCACTGAGCAGATCTTCTCCCGCCCCTGTTTTCAATTGAAAGGAATCTAAATGAGCACTACTTCTGCTCCCTTTGGTTTCCGTTTGGCTCGTCAACCTTCGGTACACGGCATTGCTCGTCCGTTTCCGATCGTAACGGGTTACGCGGTAAACATTTTCTCCGGTGACCCGGTTTCTCTGGCAGGCACGGCTTCTGGTGAAGGCGGTATTGAAATCGCCACTCTCGCTGGCGACCGTCCCGGTACTGTCGCTGCTATGCCGATCCTCGGTATCTTTGTTGGTTGCGAATACATCGACTCCCTTGGCAAACCGACCAAATCGGCTTACTGGCCCGCCTCCACGAGCGCGACCAACATCGTCGCTTGGGTTATCGAAGGTGACCAGAATGAGTTCGAAGTTCAGGCTGACGGTGCTATCGCCAAGACTGACATCGGTACTCAGTGTGACTGGGTTGCTTCGGCTTCTCCTTACGGCTCTACCGCAACCGGCCTTTCGACCGCAATGGTTTCCGCTACTCCGACGGCTTCTGCCTCGCAAGGCGGCTTCCAAATCATTGACTTCGTTGAAGACGGAGCCAATACCGCTGGCGACACGTACACTCGTGTTATCGTTCGTATCGCCAATCCTCAATTGGGTCGTGCAGGGCGCGTTGCCTTGAATGACGCTGGTACTGCATAAGGAGAAATGAATCATGGCAACCCCAATGCGTTCCAGTGATTTCCGCAGCATCGTTGAACCGATCCTAAATGAGGCGTTCGACGGTATTTATGAACAACGTAAGAACGAGTACAAGCAGTTCATGTCTGAAGAGTCGGGTATCCCACGCTCTTATCAGGAAGAAGTCATGCTGTACGGTATGGGTGCTGCGCCTGAGATCGGTGATGGTCAAGCCGTTACCTATCAGTCTGCTGGCGAACTGTACAAGGTTCGTTACACCTACAAGGTCTATGGTCTGGCTTACGCTTTGACCAAGATCCTGGTTGAAGACGGTGACCATATCCGTATGGGCAATATCATGTCTCGCCACTTGGCTCAGTCGATGACTGAAACCAAGGAAACGATCATGGCGAATCACCTGAATCGTGCCTTCAACAGCTCGTACAAAGGCGGTGATGCAGTCGAACTGATCTCCAACGCTCACCCGGTGATCGGCGGTACTCAGTCCAATCTGTTGATTACCTCTGCTGTCCTGTCGCAAACCTCTCTGGAACAGATGTTAATCCAGATTCGTAACGCCAAGGACAGCAACGGAAAGAACATCCGCCTGATGCCGCAGAAATTGATCGTTAGTCCGTCCAACGTGTTCCAGGCCGAGGTTATCCTCAAGTCTGTGCTGCGTTCGGGCACCGCTAACAACGACATCAACGCCATCAAGTCCATGGGTATGCTGTCCGGTGAAACTGCTGTTGTGAGTCGTATGACTTCAAACACCGCGTGGTTCGTCGAGACCGATGCCCCGAATGGCCTGAAGGTGCTGACTCGTCGCCGCCTCGAGCGTTCTATGGAAGGTGATTTTGAGACTGACAGTGTTCGCTACAAAGCTACCGAGCGTTACGGCTCCGGTTGGACTGACTGGCGTAAACTGTTCGGAACTCCCGGCGTTTAATCTACGTTCTTCGCCGGTCATTGACCGGCGAACTTACAAAGGAGTTTCAAATGAGTCTCGTTACCAGTTTTCAAAACGGCATTTCTAATGTCAGCGAGACCCATCCTCTTTACGAGATGGGTCAACTTTCTCCAATCAAGTTCATCACTGTCTTCGATGACTTCATTTATCCCGCTTCTGCAACGGCTTCCGATGTTCAAGCGTGGACTGCGACCAATGACGGTGGTACAGGTACTCCGGTATTCAATGCTGATGCCGTTGGTGGTGTTGCCAATGTCGTAACTGCTGCTGCTGACAATGACTACTCGGCTTATGCCAGTGCGAATGAGATTTTCAAGTTCACTGCTGGTAAGAAGTTGTGGCTGGAAGCTCGTGTCAAGGTTGCAGAAGCAACGACCAATGAGTCGACTTGGTGGGTCGGTCTTACCGACACATTGACGACAGGTGGTGTTCAAGCGAACGCACTTGGCCCTCTGGCCTCGTATGATGGCGCGTTGTTCTGGAAAACTCCTGAAACCGCAATGACGTTGAATTTCGAAACGTCGAATGCAGGTACTCAGAACACGCTTGCCACCTTCGCTACTTCTGTCACCGACACTTGGACTAAAGTCGCATTCTACTTTGATGGTGTGGACAAGGTTTATCCGTTTGCGGCTGTCAACAGTAGCGATGAGTGGACGTCCTACACCGGGCAATCTCTGACCGTTACTGGTCTTGAAGAAATGCACGTTGTTTTCGGTATCAAAGCTGGACCAACGGCGGCAGCTGAAACGCTACAAATCGACTACATCTTCGTCGCACAAGAGCGTTGATCAAACTCTCCCGCTTCGGCGGGAGAATCAGTTTAGGAGTAGGAAATGCAAGTAACCACACATTCCGGTCGAAAGTTCATGTCTGGGACACTAGCAGGCACGTCACTTGTTGTACCTATGGACGGAGCACCACTCCCTGCGACTATAACTTTGAAATCTGCAGACGCTGGTCGTAAGATCGAATTGAGCACCGACGACGGTGTTGAATATTTTCAACCTGTTTACGACGTCAACAGTGCAACAATGCTTGTGGTCAGTATTTCTGCACCTATTTCTCATGTCAAATTCACCGCTGCAATCACCGATACTTGGAGCGTGCGATGAGTTGGCCGCATGAAGTAAGTTTCGCCTACGACGCCAGCGGTAACGTCATAGGGCTGAAGGGATCGGACGGCGAAACCAACACAGCTATCATTCCGCGCCGCCCGTTGCTGGTCACGCTCGGCGATTCGATGTTCACCTACGACTACAACACCACGAACATAACGAGCTACTCCTACGACAGTGCAACCGGTCTGGTAACTGCCGTTTTTGCCAGCGACCCAAGCATCCGCGCGGGAGACACCATCATTATACAATCCGTTACCGATAACATATCCGGCTATGAGGGTGAGGTTGAAGTACTGAGCTACACCACATCGCCCGCGATCCAGATCACATACACGCCGCTGACCGTGCCGGCTGCTGCAACTGCAACAGGTGGCACCGCTGTGCTTCCGTGGCAGACGCGCTGCAATGGTCCGGTAGCCAATGCGCGCATGATGAGCAATTGCGCGTTTGAATTTGTCAACCGAAGTCAGGGCGGGGACACGGGCGCATGTATCATTGAGCGACTAAACCGCGATCTGGACGATATCAGTCCGACGCATGTGCTCCTGTGCTACGGCACCAATGATGTCTATGGCTCCGCGCTGACTGTCGCCGACATGCTCGATACACTCGCAGCGATCCACGCCTATGTTCGCTCGCGTGGCGCGAAAATGGGGTTTTTGACCGCGCCGCCGCAATCGTCCAGTCGATCCGGGTGGAGCGCATCGACGCTGGCAATAGCTATGGATTGGCGGCGCGCTGCGGCGGAATACTGCCGTGCGAACAGCCTCGCATTTATCGACTGGTGGAGTGCGGTATGCGGCTCTGCAACGGTCGTCAACGCCTCCGACGCCAACGGAAACCCATCCAGCGGCATGATGTCAACAGATGGCATCCATGCAGCCAACTGCGCGGCAATCGCCGCCGGAAAAAAGATTGCGGAATGGATCGCAAAAGACTCTGGCTTGTGGCAACCGCCTCTGGCAATCTCGGCAGCGGAAACCGCCAACCTGCTCTCCGGGCTGTTCACCGGAACGGGTGGCAGCACAGTTGGTGTGGGATCGACGTTTACCGGAGATTCCGTGCCGGACGGGTGGAAAATCCAGGTATCCACCGGAACGGCAACAGTGGATGTGTCCGTGGATGCGCGCACCGTCGCCACCGATGGCGACAACATCGGCAACAACTTCACCGTTGCGATTTCTGCTGCGTCGTCGGGGGCCGAGGTCCGAATCGAGCGCAGTACATCGGCGCACGCCAGTTTTGCAGCGGGCGACGAGGCGGATATCTACATGCCGTTTGCCCTCTCGGGATGCACCGATATCAAGGGCTACAATTTCCGCTGCGGTAACACCTCCAACAATGGCAGCGCCCATAACCGCATCGGGTATGACTTGGCGTACATCGCCGCAGCCGGCGGAAACATCCCTGAAACCGTAACGGGTACGCTATCACACGACCTCAAAATAAGGGATAGCTATGGAGCGCCAACCGACGTAACGCCGAGTGTGCGGCTGTTTTTTGGCACCAGCGGATCAGGGGCGGCAACGCTGAAACTGTGGCGCGCGGCGATGCGGAAGGCAGGATAACTTATGATCTCCACCGGCAAACTGCAACAACCTGTATCGGTGCGATTTATTTAAGGAACAGTTATGGATCCAGATGAAGGTTTAACTGAGCTAGAGAATCAACAAGGTGTTGACTTAGAATTGCAGCAGTTCTTGCAGCAGATGCAGGCACAACAACGTCCTCCACAGGTAACGCCTCAGCAGATGCAAGGTGGGTTAGGACAGGTGACGCAACGTCAGCAAATGATACCTCCTCAAACGCGGCAACGTCAACAACCGAACCCTCAGCAGATGCAACAGCAAATGTTGAAGATGAATACGGTTCCTTATGAAGTTCGTCGCGGCGACAGCTTCACTAAGATCGCTCGTGAAAATAACATCGATGTCCAGACGCTGATCAAATTGAATCCTGAGATCAAGAATCCTGATCGTATATTCCCTGGACAGGAAGTTCGTCTTCCGATGCCTCGTGAAATAATGAACATGGATCAACGGACTTCTCAGGAAATTCCTTCGCAGATGATGCAGCGATTTGGCGCACCTGAAGCAGATCCTTCACGTTATTCGCATCAAGCGTTTGAACCTAACGGTGAGGAGATGTTGCGGCAAGGTTTAATGGGTATGGGTGCGGGTTTATTGCCAATGGCAGCAGCGGCAGGACCGGCAGCAGGCGGCGCGATGTTGGGTGGCCTTACTAGGGCCATGCCTAATATGCTCAACCCAGCTGGTAGAGTCGCGATGCCCACTAGCAAAGGTGTTGTGAATTGGGCAGGAGCGAGACCTGCGATGGGAAATGTCCGCCCGCTTGAAGGTGGTCTTGGTGCGATGCAAGCAACGGCTCGTGGAATGATGAATCAGCAAGCGCAGCGTCCTAATATTGGTCCGCGTGGGATGAGCGGCATTCCGTTCAACGCAGGCCGTCCAATGATGCCGCAAGGTGCTCAGCCCCCTGTTGGTGGTTTGACACTTGAACAACTGCTGGCGAGTACGCGATAATGACTGTCGGACTGACTACGGTTTCAACGGCTCGCATTATTGAACATGCTTTCCGTAGAGCAGGTATCGGTGTTGAAAAACAAACTCCAGACACTATCCAACTCGCACGAGACAGTCTGTTCTTCGTATTCGCAAGTTACAGTAATCGCGGTCTTCCATTATGGTGTGTTGAAGAAGTTAGCATTTCGATTGTAGCGGGTACAAAAGAATACACTTGCCCTGCCGGAACGGTTGATGTTTTGATGGTCAATTTGCGATCTGTCGTAGGCGCGACCTACACTGATCGTCCGATTACGCGCATGAGCCGTGATCAATACTTCTTATTACCGAACAAAGAAACGTCTGGAAACCCTGTTCAATATTGGTACGATCGTCAACTTGAACCGACTTTGACCCTTTGGCCTGTTCCAACCGATGCGACGCAAACCTTGCGCGTCGTACGTCAACGCCAGATTGGTGATGTAGGTGCATTGACTGAACAACTTGACATTCCGGTTCGTTGGGTTGAACCAACGATTTGTCAATTGGCGAAACGTATAGTTCTTTCTTTGCCGGGTTTGGATCCGAATGTCGTTCAGCGAGTGATCCAAATGGCTGCTGAATATCAAATTGAGGTTGAGGCAGAAGACGTTGACAATGCCCCGGTGATGTTGCAACCGGACATCGGTGTCTATTCATAATGCCATTATTTCTGCGACCTAGACGAGGTCAATCTTCAGCGGTAGGACTTTGCGACCGCTGTAGATTCAAGTTTTATTTGACAGATCTTAAACCTGACCGGGACAATCCCGGTTTGCGCGTTTGTAGAAAGTGTAATGACCAAAAGGATCGTTACAAACTTGCCCCGCGCCAAACTGAAGATATCACGCTTCCTTTTGTACGACCTGAAGCAAATTTAATAATTGATTACCTGTTATCAGAAGACGGTTCGTTAATATTGACGGAAACCGAAGAAGGTTTGGAGATAGACACAGGTTCATCTTCATCCGGTGATAGCAGACAATTGTCAAGATCCGATATCGGTGCTGCCGACATCGCAATAGTTGGAAACATCTGAGGAACCAAAATGGCCGATACAACCTTCACAAATGGAACGATTATATCTTCAGATTGGTTAAATGACGTCAACACTGTTGTTTACAATGGAACACTTTCCAATCTAAATGATGTAACTATTACTACACCTTCAAACGGTCAAATTCTTTCTTATAACGGAACGAAGTGGATCAACTCTGCGAACACAGTTTCTTCAATCGGGTGGGGTGCGATCACAGATAAACCCACAACACTAGAAGGTTACGGAATAGACACATTCTACGCATTTAACACATCAACAATAACGAGGTTGATAGCTAGAGGTACTGGTGATGAAACTAACGTGTCTATGGTCGTCAGACCAAGTGGAACAGGTGGTTTCAGACTTAAAGAAGATACAAGGGTCAGGGGTGACTATTCGATTGAACTACAGTTGGTCGGTGAAGGGACTGATTACGCTTCAGGTTCTAACTCAGTCCTGCTCGGTTATAATTCAGAGGCAAGTGGGTCTGGTTCGAAGGTTTTTGGATACGATTGTACTGCTTCAGGGGTAAGTTCGACTGCTATTGGACATGGATCTACGTCGTCGGGTTTATTTGCAACCGTCGTCGGTTATCAGTGCACTGCATCGGGCCAACAATCTTTCGCGGCAGGTTCAAACGGGGTGGTGGCTTCCGGTGACCAAGCGATGGCCCTGGGTAACAACTCAACCGCTTCTGGAGATTACAGCTACGCCATTGGGAACACTTGTACTGCGTCTGGTGCCAATTCTTTTGCAGTAGGTTCTTTTGCAAAATCTCAATACGATAGAAAATTGGCGTTCAGTGGTCGCAATCTTGGAACAGCTTCACAACTAGGTGTTACAGTTCTTGCCACAACAACCACTGATGCAACTCCAACGGTTCTGACTAGCACTTCTTCGGCTGCTGGAGCGACCAATCAAATAATCGCCCCTGTCAACAGTGTCTATTCTTTTAGAATACTTGTGGCAGCACGTCGTTCAGATACGACAGCAGATGGTGCGGGTTACGAATTCGTAGGTGTAACTTTGACAGATACAACTGTTTCTTTCATCGGTACACCTACGAAGACTGTACTTGGCGAAACAGATTCTTCTTGGGATTGCGATGTGGGTCTTGATACTGTAAACAACGCTATCAAGATTACCGTCACCGGCGCTTCCGGTAAGACAATTCAATGGGTCGCTACGGCGTTCTGTGTTGAAAGTGCTATTTAATCGAGAAAACTATGCCTAAGATATCAGAACTAACTTCCGCAGGAACGTTAACAGGAACTGAAGTTTTACCGATTGTCCAGAGTTCTTCAACTGTTAAGGTGACGATTGACGCTGTTGTTGCATTCGTTTCCGCTGAAGCAGGTGGTGAACCCACTATTTCAAAGTCAACAGGTTATTTGACCTGGAACGGTTCCGCTTGGGTATGGAAGAATGAGACCTATGCCCTGTCCAGTGATCTGGCTGCAAAAGCCAATCTTGCTTCACCAACTTTTACCGGAACGGTAGCAGGTATTACGAAAAGTATGGTTGGCCTTGGTAATTGCGACGATACTAGCGACGCCAGCAAGCCTATCAGTACCGCGCAACAAACCGCGCTCGACCTGAAAGCAAATGCACTGTTAACCATTAACGACCAGACTGGAACATCCTATACGTTGGTTCTGGCTGACGCGCTGAAGTACATCCGCATGAACAATGCCTCGGCCAGCACGTTGACTGTGCCGCCGAACGCCGATGTGGCGATTGCCGTCGGTTCGACGTGCCATGTTCGCCAAGTTGGTGCGGGGCAGGTGACACTGGTTGCCGGAACGGGCGTAACCATCAACACGCCGGAGACGTTGAAGCTTCGCAAGGCTGGTGCAATTATTTCGCTGACAAAAGTGGCGACCAATGAATGGGACGTTTACGGCGATCTGGAGGCCGCATGATTATTCCCGGCGTAGTCGCGGCGTTTCGGCAGGCGATAGCGGCGGCTTGCGACCTCTACTGGGATCAGGTTGTGCTGGTTATGCACATGGATGCAGATTTCTCCGATGAGAAAGGGCACACGCCAACCATCTATGGTAGTTCTTCTATTTCTGCAACTAATCAGTTCGGTGGTGGTTCGGGCTATTTCGATGGAAGTTCGTTCGGGTCAGTAAATTTCACATCTACTGATTTTCAAATCACCGGCGACTTCGCAATTGATTTCTGGGTAAAGTTAGACGCAGCACTAGTCAACACGACTTGCGTGCTGGTGGCACTTCATTATCCAAGCAGTACATCAGCTCTTTTCAGTATTAGTGCTACTGTCGGCGTGACGCCTGACAGCTACGTGCTTGGGTGTGATATCTGTTCTGCCCCGGCAAGGTCGTATTCGACGTTCACACATGTCCTGCTATCCAGATCAGGGGTGACTACAAGACTATTTTTGGATGGCGCCCTTGCGGCCTCTACTACAAGTTCCATTTCGCTGCCTATAGACACGACAATGCTGTCTATAGGCAGTTTTAGATCAACTTCATATAGCGGCTCTTACACCAAAGGTTACATAGACGACCTCCGCATTACCAATGCCGTAGCCCGCTACACAACCGACTTCACGCCGCCCACTGCGCCATTTCCTGACGTAGCCTGCTAAGGACTCCACATGAGCTACGGACCTCCATGCTATTGTGAACAGGGGATTAAATCATGACAGAAGCACTAACCTATACTTCTTTAATTTCTGATATTCAAAACTATGCCGAGCGTAGTGACGAACCATTTGTAACGCAAATTCCTCGTCTCATCATGTTGGCTGAGAATCGCATTGCGACCGAAGTCAAAGGTCTTGGTTACGTTCGACCTGTAATCTTCTCAACTACCATTGGTGACTACATTTACGAGAAACCTGCCCGCTGGCGTGAGACGCTTTCATTGTCAATTTTGACTTCAACAGGTCGTAAGTATTTGTATCCAAGGACTTACGAATACTGTCGCATGTATTGGCCCAATAATGACGTTACGGCAGAACCCGAGTTCTATGCCGACTATGACTATGAGCATTTCCTCATGGTTGCAGCACCGAATGCGGTTTATTCTTGCGAACTTCTGTACCACGAACGCCCTGAACCTCTGTCGGAAGAGAATCAAACGAATTGGACCACGCGCTATGCGCCGCAACTCATGCTTTATGCTACACTGCTCGAGGCTCAACCGTTTTTGAAACGCGCTGAAAGGTTGCAGGAGTTCCAAGGACTTTACGACCGAGCGATGGCAGCAATAAAACAAGAGAACACTATGCGTGAATCTGACAGTTCTATGCGGGGTAAGAAATGAACTACATTGACGTCTTTGGTAACAACTCCGTCCCTCCGTCACAACAGTCATATTCCGCATACTCGCTGACATCCGATGTTTCATCACATTGGCCCGACAATTACAGCGGCACAGGTCTTGTTTTAACTGATATTCTTGAAGTTACCCCGACAGGGGCATATTCGATAACAATGCCTTCGGCTGCTGAGGTGTCAAACGGTCGCGATATCATGATTCGCAACCTTGGTGCAAGTGCGATAACAGTTCTCAAGAACGATGCGTCTTCATTGACAACTGTCGCGGCAGGTCAAGCGGTATTGATTTATGTTACCAATAATTCAACTTCCGCCGGAACGTGGGGGCAGTTCATTTATGGGACAGGCACTTCTTCTGCTGACGCAGCTTCTCTCGTTGGTAATGGTATCAAAGCTGTAGGGACTACGTTAAATCAATCACATCCGATCACTGCGATCAATTCTAATTACACGATCTTAACCACAGACCGTTCTAAATTGGTTCTATTCACCGGTGGTATTTCAGAAGTTACCCTCCCTACCGCTGCCACCGTTGGTGAAGACTTCTTCTTTCTGTTGAGAAACAGTGGGACAGGTAATCTCACTATAAATCCAAACGGTTCAGAAACGATTGACGACCTGATTACATTCAATTTGAATCCTGGTGAATCAACCATTATCTGTGCATCTGGTACAGAATGGTTTACTGTCGGTTACGGTCGTTCAACCTCATTTAATTTCACACAGTTGACAAAGGACGTTTCCGCAGGTGGTACGATCACATTGACCACCGCGGAAGCATCTAACAAACTGTTGACCTTCACCGGTACTCCTGAAGCAGGAGTCAATATTGTAGTCCCTTCATCTGTTCAGGTTTACTATGTCTATAACAAACTGTCTACTGCTCAAAACATCGTAATCAAAACTGCAGCAGGTTCAGGGGCAACGATTCCTCAAACATCTCGTATAATCGTTTATTGTGATTCTGTGAATGTCGTCAGTGCTCAAAGCGTTGCTGCTACAAGCGCGATTTCATTTGAAGATGGTAATGCGACAGGTCCGTCGATTAATTTTGCAACAAAGACTAATTCAGGTCTTTATAAATCAGGTTCACAAGATGTCGGTATATCGGTAAATGGTTCTTCTGTTGGAGTATTTACTTCGGCAGGTTTGACAACTGCTGCGAGCGGTAATCTTACTTCTACTAATTTGAACGCCGCACTTGCAGAACTTCAAACTGACATCGACACTCGTCAAGTCACTGATGCAGAATTGACAGCGATTGCAGGATTAACTTCAGCCGCCAATAAGGTCCCTTATTTTACTGGATCGGGTACTGCCGCGCTTGCAGATTTTACTGCTGCAGGACGAGCGTTAGTTGACGATGCTGATGTTGCTGCTCAACGGGCGACTCTCGGTGTAGCTATTGCGACGATTTACGCATCTGTAGCGGCAGACGGAACGTTGTTAAGAAGCAACGGTATATCTTCTGTAACAAAGATAGGACCTGGGCAATATGAAGTCAATTTGACAACCAACGCAACTAATGCAAACTATGCGGCGATTGTAAGTATACAAAGATACAGTTCTGCAGGTCAGTATGGATCAGGTTGGGTAGACTCTAAGACGATTTCCAAACTAACTATTAAGATCGCAGCTGGTGAAGTCTATGCAGATTGGCCGTTTTCAGTTATTATTGCCGGAACCTAACTAATGTCTGACGTCAAATCGCTTCAGCCGTTACAACCTTCTCCCGGAATACAGCGAGACGGTACAAACTTTGACGTCAAAGGGGTCGGTTATATTGACGGTCAATGGGTGCGTTTTCAACGTGGTAGGCCGCGCAAAATGGGTGGTTTTATACGCGTCAGCGACCGTCTGAGCGCCCCTGTACGTGCCTCAATTGTTACACCTTACAATGCCACTGCCCGCATTTTGTCATTTTCAGTACGAGGTGTCGAATCTATCCTTGTTGATAATAACGGTCTCGGTTCTTTCATTGTTGACCGCACCCCGACAGCGTTTGCTCAAAATGACAATTATCTTTGGTCTGTTGGAACAATGTATGACGATGCCGCTGGTGCAGATAAATCAATCGTTCTTTCTGTCGCAACTGCGTCGCTGCGAGCGTTAGACACAATCGATGTGGGGCAGGTTTACCAAGGTAATGTTTTTGATGAAACTGCGTTCACTGCCGTATCAGGATTGACATGTCGTGGTCTGTTTGTCACTCAGCCGTATGCGATTTATTATGGTCCAAACGGTTCAGTCACTTGGTCTAATGCTAATGAACCATTCAATACGACAACAGGCGACGCAGGTTCTGATCGAGTGACAAGCGATGGTATTGTGGCAGGCTTGTCCTTGCCCACTGGCAGCGGGCCAGGAGGTTTGTTGTTCTCCTTAACATCAGTTATTCGTATGGACTGGGTTGGAGGACAAGCAATATTCCGTTTCGGCAAGTTGACAACAAGTTCTTCAATAATCAGTCAAAACGCAGTTGTTGAGTTTGACGGTGGTTACTTTTGGGCAGGCGTTGACAAATTCTACGTCAGCGATGGACAGAGTGTCACTGAACTTGAAAACAATACAAATAAGAATTGGTTCTTTGATAACTTGAATCGCGAATGTTCTACAAAGATTTGGGCAACAAAGAACACCCGCTTTGGCGAAGTCATTTGGTACTTCCCTTACGGAGATAATGAGGAATGTTCTCACGCAGTCGTTTTCAATATCCGTGAGAAGGTCTGGTATGATTATGAATTGAGTCGTACAGCGGGTTCTTACTACAAAAGCAATCCTGTTCAATATGCAATATCTTCAAACAATCTCTACAAAGTCATAACAGAAAACCTTACCGGAACTATCGCAGAAGGTGATATTGTTAAGGTTGACGCAAGTGGTGCGACGTTTGAAGTAATTAGTGTCCAAGGGGTTGTTTATTTCATAAAACATACCAATAACGTTGAGTTCGTTGCTGGTGCGACTATTGACGTCATTGGAGATACAGACACCGCTGACATCGTTACATTTACTGAAACCTGTGGATTGTTCTTGCACGAATTCGGTAAAGACCATGTTGAAGGCGATTTCTTCTACGCAATCAAAAGTCATTTCACAACGTCAAATGTGAGTCTTTTGTCTGCAGACCAATCTATCAACCTTTGGACACGCTTCCTTAGAATTGAACCTGATTTCATTCAAACTGGTAATCTGAGCTTGTCAGTGTTGACCAAGGAATACGCCAAGTCTCCTGAAGTTGTTCACGGGCCGTATACGTTTACGAACACAACTGAAAAGATTGACCCGTACATCCAAGGTCGCTTGATCAGTTTGAAGTTCGAATCGAATGAATCGGGTGGCGATTATCAGATGGGTAAATGTCTGTTACACCTTGAAGCAGGTGATCCTAGGTCATGAACCTTCCCGATCGCGATACAACTCTTTGGCAAGATAGTCAGGAAACTGAACGTGTTGTTTCAGCAAGTTACACCATTGTCGACAGAGACACAATCATTATCGTTGCTGCCGCTGCGACAGGAACGATTGTAATCACATTACCTGAACCTCGTAACGGTAGAAAGCTTCAGATTGTCAATCTCAGTTCTGCAACAGTTTCAATGTACGGTAAGTTGTTCAGTTTGACGAATGTTTCAGTTTCACTTTCAACCGATAGTTATACGTTGTTGAAGTCAATTGATTCTACAGGTTATAAAGACTTCATGTTCACTTATACGTCTTCAGGAATATGTTCTGGTTGCATTACAATCGAATAATTTGCAAACCTGAGGTTTGAGGCTACAATGTAAACCGTTGGCTTTCGGAGAGAATTATGGGTTTAAGCAGTCTCCTGTTCGGTAAGAAGTATAAAAATACGTCCAGTTATGACTACGTCACACCTGACTTTTCTTACTATGAACAAAACATTCCAGACATTTATCGGCAGGCTTATGAAGCACCTGAAGTTGATCTTAACATAAATTCTTATACTCCTTACGGTAAGATTCAAGATGTTCGTGATACCGGAAAAGGTTATAACGAATATGACTTGCGTGAAGTTCTTGATCCGACGTACACTTACGGCGACAAGTCGTATACGGGCGACGACTCTTGGAAGAATGATATTTATGGTGACATCGCTACCGGAAAAGTGACTGGTGTAACTGATTTGGCAAGCGACTGGACTCGTCTTCAAGACATGGTTCGTCTGGGTCATATGACCGAGACAGAAAATCTGGCCGATGAAGTGACGAAAGGTTACTATACTCCTTACGAAATGGCGCTCGGTGGTCATGTTGGAAGCGGTTCAGATATCGGCTTCGATCCAACACTCGGTTTTGACTATTCTGGTCAAACTAAATCTGTAGGTAAACGAAACAACCAGACCCATTACTTTAATCCTGATTGGTCTGCAACCGGACGTTATGATCTTGAAAACACAGGGCCGCTGTTAAAAGCATCAATGGATTTGATGCCGACGTTGCAAGATACGGCAGGTTGGGATTGGAAAGATAACGAACTGTACGACCCTAACTACGGTTATTTCACTCAAGATCCTGGGGAAATGACTTACGATTACGATCGTAACCAAGATTCTAAAACACAATCGTATCGTAAAGGTGGTATTGCTGGTCCATTAGGTTCATTATTGTCTTTTATTCCAGGAATGCAACCGATCGGAATAGCTCTTTCTGCTTCAAATGCAGTTGTTAATAAGAATCCACTTGGTGCATTGGCTTCATTCATTCCAGCGACAGGTATTGTGGGCAAAGTTGGTGGGGCTATTGGCGGGGCTACAGGTATAACCAATACTGCAATACAGGCAGGTCTTGCGAACGGTCTGATCAGTGGTGCTTTGGCAGGATTAACAGGTGGTGACGTTGGTAAAGCTGCGTTAGGTGGTGGTTTGTCAGCAGGTATCGGAAGTTCGCTCGGAGGTAATCAATATGTTTCTGGCGCTGGAAGTCAATACATCAACCCTGCCATATCAAGACTACTGACTTCAGGAACAACTAGTGTGCTGATGGGTAAAGACGTAGAAGAAGCAATGAAAAACAGTTTACTTAAGTCCGCTTGGAACACAGGTGGCAAAATAATCGGTAACCAATTTAAGGGGTAATGAAATGGCTGATGACAGTTGGTACTCTGATAATTTCGGTGGAACTGGAAGTTATGTTTCAGGTGGAGATAACAGTTGGATAGATACATGGGGTCTCGGTAACGACGCTCTTTCGAACTACGACGGCGACCCGAGTACTGTTTGGGATCAGAACAGCAACACTGGGGTTTCCTGGTTAGATTCACTTTTTTCCGGTGGTTCTAATAGTGTCGGGGGTGCGGTCTCCGGTGGAATTAATTCACTCGCAGATCTGTTTGGTCAAGGTGGTGTTGGTTCTAACTTAGCAGGTTTGCTTGGAGGTGCTTATGGAATCTCTAATCAGGTAGACTGGCAAGAACTTCTTGGTCAAGGGCGTGATCTTGCTGGTAAGACTGGAAGTTTGATTTCGGGTTACACACCTTATACTGGAACAGAAGTCGCAGGATTGACCGATGCTCAGAAGAAAGGTATTGGTTACGCTCCTGGATTGATGCAGAAAGGTAACGAATGGCTTTCGGCTTCTGGAACTTATGACCCGAATCAGGTTAACAGTTATCTGAACCCTTATACAGAAGGTGCGTTGAGTACGGCGAATCGTTTGACTAGCCAGAATTTGACTGAGAACATTCTTCCCGGAGTCAATTCAACGTTCACCGGGGCAGGTCAATTTGGCTCTACGCGCAATGCTGAGTTTGGTAATCGTGCGATCCGTGATACGCAACAAGCGATTGCAGATGCAAATACGAAGGGTATGGTCGGCGCTTATGGTCAGGCTTCCACCGATTATATGAACATGCTCAAACAACAAGGAACGTTTGGTCAGAACGCTATCACGCAAGGTATGAATCTTGCAGGAACTGAGCAGCAGAACAATCAGCAACAAGTTGAAGGCGCATTGGCTGCATGGCAACGTAATCGCACTATGCCGTTGAACATGTTCAACAAGTGGTCTGGAGGTGTTGGTAATTTCAATCCCGCCGGTGCAGGTTCAACGAACAATGTTTTTGATGCAAGCAAGCTGTTGGGAGGTTGATCATGGATGAAACTGTTCAATATCTGCGCAACGAATACGAAGATGTCAATCGTCAATGGATTGAGAACGAAGCTCGTCGCGATGCTGAACTTCAGAAACAGACTGACTATCTGAATCAGCAAGATAAACGAGACACGGACCCGATGCTTGCCGCAGGTATCGGTGGTATCTACGGACGCGATCCGTTTCAGGAATATCAACGTGCCCGCCTACCCGGGATTGCTCGCGAAGGAACGCGCCGCAGTTTGATCAATGAGAATCTTGCTTCTAAAGAGAAATCACTTGCTGATTTGCGCGAGAAGGTGATCGCACGGATGAATGCTGCGAAGGCGGCGCAAGAAACTAAGAATCGTTGGGTTGCTTCAAAGGCACGCGACGGTATCTGGTTGAACAATGAAGCCACTGGTGAAGGTAAGTGGGCAGTCGGCCCGGTCGATGTGTTCAAACTGCAAGAAGACTATAAGAAACGTCTACTTGATCACGCTAATACCGTCGGTCTTTACAAACGCCCAGGTTGGACCGATGATGATATCGATAATCAGGCCAAGATTTTGGCAAAGTCTTACGCCAACGGTACTGAAGAACAGCAAGCTGCGATTGAACAACAGATGCGAAATATGGGCATCCGCCCATTGGACAATACTGCATTGACAACTCCGCAACCGAAAGATACATCTTCAACGGCTGCACTTCAACTGCAAGAAATTGAAGAACAGTTGAAAAAGTATGGGAACAATCCTAGGTATGCTGCTCCTGTCGCGCAATTGAATGAAGAAAAACAGCGTTTGACCGCAATGTTGGAGGGTAATGTGTTACCTCCGGCTTACGCTGGTACACCGCGTCAAGAAGCTTCAATGGCTAAAATGGCAGCGGGAACAGGCGTCCCTGATGTTAGAAGCAATATTCCAGGGTCGATTCCTCCGGTTGCGAATGCAAGAGCTACCGCTCCCACTTCTTCACAAGGGGTCGGTTTCGCTCCAACTACTCAGCAACGAGCCAAAGATGCTGAAAAGATCGCTGAATTGGACGCATCGGGACAAGCTTTGCGAGGTTCAAACGCTGCATTGATGGACATGGAACGTCTTTCTTTGGCCGCTGATCCTAAGACTGGAAAGTTGATCACTTCACAAGGACCTGCTTCAGAGTTGATCACTAACCTTGGTGGTTGGGTGAACTACTTTGATCCTAAAGGAACTTTGGCTAAGACTGCGAGCAACAACGCGGCCTTCTTCTCTGCAATGCAGAACCAAGTTCGTACATTCATCAGTGCTTACGGTTCAGGTACAGCAGTGTCTAACTTGGACTTGATCGTTGCACAGATGTCAGCAGGTTCACTTGACAATACTTTGAACGGTCGTTTGAAGATCATCGGTGCATCAAGAGCAATGAATGAAGCGATGGCGATCATCCAAGAGAAACAACGTCAGCACCTTGCCAATGGTGGAACGATGGCTGACTTCAAATTAGATCCAAAAGATCCGATTATTGGTCTTGCGCCTGTTAAGAAGGTTATTGATGGTAATACTTATGTTCGTTACGAACCTTTGACCAAAGAAACATTCTTGGCTAAATTCACTGCCAAATATCCGAAGGCGTCTGTAGAAGATCAACAGAAAGAATGGTACAATTTCGCCATGCAAAAAGGCGCATATTCACCTGACAAAAGGAAGTGAACATGGCGTATGACGCTTTAGATTTCAATGATCTTGACGACAATACTTCTTCTTTTGAAGCGTTGACTGAAAACGACCTTGTTCCTAAAGAACAAGGTGAAATCCGTGAACTTCCTGAGTATGCCAAAGGTTATTCCAAAGGTCAAACGGCGCTGATTGGCGCAGGCCATGCTGCCGATCGTGCTTATGGCGGGGTTAAAGATTTGATCCTTGCCGGTCAAGAAATGATCGGCATCGATGGAGCTGGAGATAAACGAAAAGCGTTGCAAGAGCGTCTAAATGAAGATCATAAATTATATAAGAACGGAATTGCAAGTGATCAAAATCCGCAAGCTGGATGGGCCAAAGGTGGTCAACTGGCCGGCGATGTTGCGATGGGGTACGCTCTGCCATTCTTAAAAGGCAAGACAATCGCCCAAACGATACTCAAAAATGCGCCGATTGCCGGTGGTTACGAAGTATTGACAACCCCTGGAACTGCTGAAGAACGTGGGATGGCGGGTGGTTTGGGAGCAACAGGTGCGGCGCTCGGTATAGGAGGTCTAGGTGTTCTGGGTAAAGGTGCGACTTTCTTACAACCTCGTATCGGTGGCCTTGTAGACGATCTTATCGAAGGAACTAAACGCTTCACAGGCGATACGTCGTTACCTGCTGCGCCGATTCAGACCAAATGGACCGATTCCATTGCACAGGGTAAACAACTTCTGGCCGATAGTTTTGGAGCACCTGCTTCAATCGGTGATATCAATGGTAGCGGTTTGGTTAGAGCGATTGAACAAGGGTTTTCTAATGAAAGTCATCGTGGTCCAATTCTTAAGAAGCAAGGTGATGCACTGATAGATTTGATCGGTGTGAATAAGAACAACTTGGCAAAAGGATTGGAAGAAACTTCTAAAGAGATGTCAAAAGTCGGTAACGACATCTTTGCGCCTGTAAAGCAGAAGATCGGTAGAACATCGATTCTTATTAACCCGACTGAGATGCACGCCGCAGCAAAGCAATTGAAAACAGACTTTCCATCTGTTTTTGAACCAAGTTTCTATGAGAAAACGCGACTTGATCGCTTCAATCAATGGGTCGATGATCCTGTTGCCAATCCATTGAAATACGACGAGTTCAGAGAAATCCAACAGATGTTGGGTAAAGCCTCTGCTCGTGCAAAACGAATGGCTGTCAATGGTGAACTAGATAAGAGTGCCGGAACAATGGCGTCAGACGCCTATCGTCGTTCTTATAATGACTTTGAAAAGTGGGGTCAAGGAAGTTCTCCTGCGACTAAGAAGCGTTACGCCGAAATCGTTAAAGAACACGCTAATGCAATGAAGCGTTGGCAAGAAGATGTTCTACCGTTTGACAATGATGTTACTGCAAGTTTGAAGAATGCGTCGACTCCTGAAGAAACCGCTGCCATTTTGTTGAGACCTTCCAACGGTTCTAACATCAAGCACAATATTCTTCCCGCTGTAGAACAACATTCACCTCAATCTAAACATATCATCGATGCGGTCAATCTTTTGAACAGAGGTGCTCGTAATCTTTCGGAAGGCGTTGATTCTGGTAGCGCCCATTGGGTAGACGCCTTGCGCCCATTGGTTGCAGGAACACAAGCGGCGGTTTCAAATGCAACTTCTCGCCCAAGTGTCAAGGATCTTTATTTTGGTGAGTTTGACCAGTTCATGAATAAACCGATGATCGGTGCTATGCGTGAACAAGATGATTTGTCAGGTTCGATTCTAGGTATGATTGCCAAAATGATGCAAGGTGAAGACGATGATAAGTCTCCAGGGGTTACAACGCAGAACTCTGACCGGGGTATTCCAACGCCCGGTAACAAGTAGAGCAAAGTGTGGTAGGCTACCATAGCCGCCCACTTGCTCAAACCCTGCTGCTGGCCGTCTCCGTGGCTGCAATAAAGCAAATTACAGGGCGTTTACGTAGTTATTTTACGCGCCAGCCACGCAACAGCCTTAAACCTCTGCTCTACAACCTTACAGTATAGTGCCGAATTTACATATAGGGTATATTGCACTGCAACACAACTTTGTGGGTTAGCAATGTTTGTTGCCAGCCAAACAGTATGTAAAATAAAAAGCTGGCATATATACGTAACCTAACTAACCAAACATTGGTTTAAGTGGTTGTTTTTATTGGCCGATTCACTAAACCAAAATCGATCACTTTAACGTTAGTGTGACTGCATAAGTAAACGCTAATATAGGTCGTCTTAAAGCGTGTCAAAATTCCTGTTGCAGTGCAACATTGTTAAACGGTTTGTTAATGAAACTCACTCTGTCGCGGGATAGAATATTATATATTATTTTCTTTGAGAATTGAGACGATATGGGTGGCGAAGGACGAGGTTTTTGAGCAACGGTTGCTGCGACGTTTGGTTTGTGCCACAATGGCCCCCCCCCCCCCCCCCCCCCCCCCCCCC